TATATGGATCCACGCCACATTTGGAATCGAAGATATCCATAGCAGGATCATTCTTACGACGCATGGACTCCAGCGCTTTCTCCGTGACTTCCAACTCAACCTTACGAGTAACTAACGGATCATTATCTTCTTTCAGTGCTTTTTCATTTTCTTTGAGAAGTTTATCACGAAGTTTTGCAGCGTCCGGAGGAAGCGACAGAATATTAGAACTCAAAGACGGATTGATGATATGAGCAAGTTTTCCACCAAACAACCACTGACAAGCATCGATGTAATGAAACACTTGATCCTGTGTAATATCGTCAGCTTGCAATGCGTCAGCTACAATATCATCCAGCTTACTGATAACTGATTTAGTGAACGGTTTATTTACATAACCAACAACTTTCAGGTCTTCCGTGATGGTCTTATTTGCAATATAAATACCGATCGTGGTTGTCGTTGGTTTTACACCAGGGAATTCTTTTTCCGTAACGGTAATCAAATCATCTGGCTGATATTTTTGTTCCAGTTTACCAGTTTCTGGATTCTTAAACATGGCAAACATATTAACCATAACATTTGCTGACATCTTGATTGGATCACCAAACGCGGCATAGAAATCTTTTTCTTTTTGTGTTCCGCATAGATTTCTTCCCATACTGGATCACTTCCTTATCGAATATTCATCCGGTAAATGAATGTGATCATAGACTCGGAATCTTTTAATGCTTGACTCTCAAAGTTCAGTGTAGTAAGCTGAGTTACATCAAACATCTCTTCTAACTCATCTGCCCCCACACCAGGATAACCAGCAACTAACCCTGCAGAACTGATTTTGGAATTTACTGTAGAGCGATCGAGAATCTTGAAATACTCACGAACATCCTTTCCTTCCACAGTTAACAGATATTTAGTATAGTGCTTAATCGCTTTCGGGTCAGCAATCGTAGAGATGGTAGAAGGCACTTCAGTTCCATCTTCGAACTGACTATAGATCGTGGGCGTTGAATCAAATCGCTTGCCATAATAAGACACATAACCAGCATTGTCCACTACACGCATAAAATACTTTGCACGAGTGTCTTCATCGATCAGAACCTCTTCCTCAAGTTTCATCTTGCGGAATGGAATCATGCCAGGAACAACACGAGAATGTGTCAGAACAGGCTTTACGGTATTATAGGTATTCACGCAGCCGTCGATACCAATGGTCATGCCACAGATGTACTTCTCTTTCAGTGTATCTACTGTCAGTTCCAAGTCATCATTCTCGTGAATACCAAGTTCCACGTCGATGGACAATGGGTGGAAAGTAGATCTCATATTATTAACCTTCTCAGAGAAAAAATTTGCTCCCCCGAGAAGCAGTTCGTTCTTTCTTTTGATTGTCTTTGTGAAACGCGCCTTACCGTGTCGAGTTTGGGTCAGGATTTCTACTTCACCAATGATCTCGCTTTTATGCGCAGACTTAGCAAGCAAACTATTACCAAGATATAACTCATCCGTAATAGCAGCAGAATCCTGTCTTGCCATTGTATGATTCACGTAACGTCACTCCCTACTGAATATAAAGTTTCGGTTCAATATTGACAAAGTCATCCAGAACCAGATATTTGTGAAATGCAATCTCGTCATCAACCAGAACTTCTTCGTTTGTAACTTTCTTTACCCACATGACATTCCGATCGATAACACGAACAGGAACTTCATCACCATATTCGAATACAATATTAATGGTAGAAAATTCCACAGAAGAAGCTTTGAAGATCTCAATCGCTGTGCGAAGATATTTGGTAATCAGTGTTCCAGCGGTACCAGGTGTATTTAAGAACAGATATTTCAGAGCAGGAGAATCAAACATGACCTCCAGTTTCTCCAGAATATACAGAATCAACTGATCCATGGTATCTTCGTCATCATCCTCAATGGACTCAATTTTATTAGCCAATTTTGGATCGATATCCCGAAGCAGATCAATATACGTTTCTGCTAACGTTCCATCCGCCTTCTGGAAGTTCTTTGCGGTATAAGCAGAAGTAAATAGAATCTTACGGAGTTGAGACAAAGCCTCATAACGTTTATAATCCGTAGTTGTCTTCATCTGCTCTGTGATCGCATTGTAGATATTTGTGTTAGTCACATATACTTCGATGAATTGATCTGCATTCATTCTGCCTTGTGGTTTAGTTGGAACAAGTGACTCTGCATTGATATCTTCTATCTCATACAATTTCAGTATCCGTTTCATATCATTGATATCCGGATTGTAATTGAACTGTAATAGCTTACCACGAGTTTGAAATAGTGTATCAACTGACAGATCTCCTGTGTTTGTTCCATTAATTGTATATGGATTACCTGGGTAGATTTCTCCATCCACAACAACTCTGGCGGTTTCTTTCAGGTTGTCTACATCAAGACCATATACTTCCGCGATTCCCTCTGGATCATAAACAATGTTGCCGTCATAACCAGAACGTTTTGCAAATGCTGCCAACAGGAACAGTATCATGCCATACATAGTAGTATAGCCCGTAGAACTGTACATATTGGTGGTTCTGATTTCCGATGCGTTGTCTCGATTATTTAAAAGCAGATTAATGAAGTAGTTCGTTTCATATGTCAATGCAGATAGCTCATAGGCTGCCTCAATCGAAATGTACTTCGACATCATCAGGTTATAGTCATCTGCTTTAAATTTAGCGACTTCTTCATCTGTCAGCTGCCACAATGGATCACCGGTAACAACAGCATCATAATCAATAAAATCTTCTGGATTAAAATCAATATCTTTATCATCGATCTGTGACTTGATGAACTTCAATTCATACATCTTATCATAATCCAGTGAGCCATCTTCTTTTTGCACAATGATGATTTTACCATCAGGGTCACGAATGGGAATCTTCGCAATGTAATATCGATTAGCAACCAGGTTGTCATACGCAAACAGCTTACACAGATCTACAATAACCTGATCAGTGCCTTTGATCATTAACAGCCGATCCATCGCGATTGCTAATTTGCGCTTATAAGAAAACGGCATTCTCTTGAAGTATTGAAGAATACCATATGACTCCAGTATCAAATCAATGATCTCTTCAAACGACAGATACATTGCTTCCGTTGGGATCATCATATTCTTGATTGCAAGCATTAGCATAATAAGACCAACTGTGCCATTGTAATATAAGGAACAGTTATAGAACATCTTTGGGTTATACATAGTGGCTAAAACATAACGTCTTGCGCCATAATACTCACCCATAAAGATTTCTCTGTTATTGATATTATTGGGAACACCTAATCGCAATATTTCAAAGTTCTTGGCTCGTCTGGCAGTTAACCAGTCAATTGCATTCGCTCCCAGAAAATCCAGGTAACGTTTCGTTGGATACTTGTTCTTCAGTTTATCGATAACGCCATATGCTTCCAATGTATCGATCTGTTCGACTGTCATCTGGTGAACTGGAACGTTTGTTGGTATGCCGTGGTCTTCCATGTCTTTCACATAGATAAACTCCTTCACACCGTCTTCCAGTTCTGGTAAACCGCTTAACATTCGATAGTATTCATTCTTCTCGGTATAGTTTGCTAACACCTGATCAGATAGGTCATTTACGATCATCTTCTTTACATCAGATGGAAGCGTTGCAACGTTATTCAGATACTGCTTTACTTGACTTTTTGGAAGATATCGCTCAAGTATTTTCGCAGTAATCGTAAAGTTATAGATATTGGTATCGCCTGCTAAACATGCTTCATACAACTCATACGCCCGAAGTGTTTCTACACTTTCATTTGCTTTTGCAATATCGTCGCGCTTTACAACAATTCGTTTCACCATTCGAATGACATCATCGTACAAAGCTTTGAGGTATGCATGCTCCAAAGTGCCTGAACCCCCTTTACAGTAAACTTATTAAAATGTTCCGGGCCGTAAAAAGGGAGAGGTTACTTCCTCTCCCTTGCCTTTTTCCCAATTAATAGCGAGTTAAGATCTTTCGTTTCAATAGCAATATCACAGGTATCATAAGCAACACGAAGAGAATTTAGATCAATGCATTTATTCGCTCTCATGAAGTTCACATAAGACGACAGTCCATTAATTCGATCAATAAACAGTTGATCTAAATCGTCAACGCCATCAATAATATCCAGAGTATTTCCAATTGCATCTGCTAATATCTTCAGGTTATGTTTATTGCAGAATTGAAGCATCTCTAATAGTTCTTCAATATCAACCGTTACACTTAAGTAGGTTTGAAAAATAAACCCATACAACAGACTGACTTGATATGAAACCAGATCTCTCAACTTCATTTTCTTGCGTTTGAACAAGCCATACTTCTTTATCGATTTCGGACCAGAATATGAATCTTTCAAAATATCAAGACTCAGTAGCATATGATCACGCAACACATCTCCATTGATAATAAAGGTTGCAGTTCCATCAAAATTCATAGGGTTTATTCACCTCAATTTCTACTAAGAATAACTTGTAATTAATCAAATGTCCAAGGGAGATGGATTTCTCAAATGAAAATGAAAGATGCTACCATATATAGTTCTGACAATAATTCGTCTATTACATTCTATTCTCATAAGAAACGTTTGTTATATGATTACGATGAATATGAGCGGTTTATCAAAGGATGTGAACATGCAGTAAGAAAGGACCATCGCTATACTGCATTTATATCCGATGTGCGTGGCAATGGGTTTAATCGCTGCGCTGTATTAGGCAATATTCCAACCGATGACGACAAGATTAAATTGGAAATGCATCATGGTCCAATCTTTACCTTATTTGATATATGCGACATTGTAACCAGAGCAATGTTTAATCGTGATGAACCCAATATAACCAGTTTCAAAATTGGAGATATTGTATTGACGGAACATGAGCTTTATAATATTCAAGTTGTTATGCTATCAAAAACGCCTCATGTGGGAAATCATAAAAGCAATGTGTTTATCAACATTCGAGCTTCTATCGGTAGAATAGACCGGTTTATCGACAAGTATAACGACGGATTACAAAAAAGCCATATGCAGCACATAAGAAGATACATAGAGCAATGTCAAAAGTATCAAGGCTCTATCGATAATGGTTTATTTGACGTAGCGGAAAATCTTACTTCATTTAAGTAAAAAAAAAAAAAAAGAAGCCAACGGATTATTTCTCCGTTGGCTTTCTACCGTTTTGTAATTGCATCAGAATATTGAGTTCGTTCTGTCGATGGACTTCCTCTTGGTATGCTTGTGAATATGGCGGATTTTGAATGATCCTGGTAATCTCTCCAGTCATATTCATCATTTTGAATCGCATATCGTACCAATTCTTAAGGAAACTCTGTCCATATCTCTCACATAGAATATTAGCAGTATTTCCAAGATAGTTGGTAAACGCAACAAGTCCACGAGCATACAAATCTTCCGATGCATTTGGATCACTCATGGTTGAATTCGTTGCAGCTTCAATACGAAGTTGAATCAGCATAATAGATTCCAAATATGTGTCTAATGCAACGGGATCCAAATCGGCTATCTTGTTATTCAACTTCTTCTGTAGCAGAGCGTTTTGTTCAAAAATACCGTGCAGAACTTTGTCATATTTTGTTTTCGTGTACACAATTCCAGCTGTTAATACAATAGCTAAAATAATGAGAAATATATGCAAACTGTCTAGCATAAGAATGTCTCCTCACCAATAAAATCGTTGAATGATTGGTAACACAAAGAATTTATAATTAAATACAGTTACCAGATCAGGCTTATATGAATTGTTTGCTTGCGTAAAATTGAACGAATATCCACTCAAATCATACTTAAAACGATAACAATTATCCTGATTCAATTCGCGATAATATTGATATGGAAGATCTAAACTCTTATAGTCTGCAGCAAATTCTCTGAGATACTTTCGTAAGCCGTCTTTATTATTGACAATCAAATAGTTGAATACTGTCTTCAGAAATAGTAGCATGCCATTTTTATGATCATTTTCTTCCAGCACTTCATTGGATAAACCTTTCACGGCTATCTCATCATTCTTCTTATTATAATAAAACTCCAACTTACCAAGAGCCATATAAGCAGCATACACATTCTTCTGAGCAAACGTAATATATCCGAATGTAGTTGACTTTAATCTTCTGCCAATAATAAATACCGCATCATTCTTAATAGACAACACGTCCTGATCTAATATACCGTTCGCTTTAAATAGTTCATGTTTTGCTTGGATAATACCTTTTGCCAATGCTCTGGATATCTCTTGTCCAATAGAAGAATCCCGAATCAACTTGCCGAATTCAATGTTTCTTTGTGATCCAAGATTGTCCAGTTTATCCAACACTTCCGTTGATAATAACGACGAATATTGTCGCATCACAGATACATTCGCATGTCTGATATCATATTCCGTAATACGATCAATACAATATTCAATCGGTGCAAGATACGTTCTCTTTCTGAATAAATCTGAATAGTTTGGTTCTAAGATGATATACCCGTCTTCATCTAACGTGTCTTTCATCATATCACCTCAACTCATGAAAAAATAATGGGACGGATGATTCAGCACCCGTCCCATCTGTTTTATTTACCCAAAATTGCTCGTTCCGGGCTTAAACTTACTTGTTAATTAACTTACGCGTTAGCCTTTGCCTTTTCAGCTTCCTTCTTGGCAGCGGCTTCCGCCTTACGGATCTTCGTCGCCAGGGTAGAATATGCTTTGGAGAAGTCCTCAACCGGCACATGCTTGTGAGAATCTTCCATTGCGTCATTATACTCGCTGGTTCCAATCTGGATACCATAGGTCTGTGTTACAATGTGAGCATACGCACCACGGAGCAGACCGAAGCCCTTACGCTTGCCAAATGCCTTGTCAAACTTCTTGACCAGCTTCTTCTGCTTCTTGCCCTTCAGCTTCTTGCCATACTTCGGGAACTTCGGCAGTTCAGGAATACCATCAACGCTCAGACCGTTTACCATCTCGCAATACTCGTTGTAATACTCGATGTTACGCTTCGCCTGCTTCTCGATGCACTTAACCTGATTCTTGCGGGACTTCTTCTCCTTCTTGGAGCACTCGCCACGGAGCATATGCTTCTGGAAATCTTGTACGAAGTCTCCATTCAGCATCTTATAGAACCGAGCCACCGCATTGGTAAACTGCTTCTTGGTGAGATCCTCGTCCAGATCCTCCACATGGTCGAGGCTTGCCTTCTGAATATCCGCATAGTGCAGAGCAAACAGCAGATTCAGACGATGACGGCCAACCTTGCTGAGCGCGCTCTTGGAAGACGCCGCACGGATGATACGACGAGCAATTTCCTTGCGCTTGCCCTTCAGGAGCTTCTTCGGAATATTCGTCTGCAATTCCAGACCAAAGCCCTCGAACAGGAAGGACAGATACTTCTTGAACAGCTTATCCAGCTTACGGCTGTCATTATCCGTATGCTCCGGACGCAGGAACACAATAACCGTACCCTCGTTAGAGGACAGCATGTTCATCAGTGTCGCAATGGTAACCTGAAGATCGATCGCTTCCGGAACCGGCTTCAGCGTATTCATCTTCTTACGGAAATTCTTGATAACCTTCTTTGCGGAGATGTCGCCACGGATATAGCCATTGATCTCATCCGTGGACGGATACATCTCTTCCAGATACTTATAGTAAACGGTAGACGCCTTGTCTCCGTCCTCACCGATGGTGCAAGCTTTCATTGCACGGTCTACGGCAAATACTACAGTACGATTATACTTCTTGAAAAGCTTCTTTGCTTTGTTTTCTGTCAAATAGAATACCATAGTGATTTCCTCCATACATTAGTTTGTCTTTTCTGTTAATACTTATTCGGAATCGCTATCCCCGGATTCCTCGGGGTGAAATTGATGCAGCATCTCATTGCGTTTGTCAACAAGTTGCTGGACAATTTTACCGAACAGTGCCGGCGGCATGATCTCGACCCAGTTCTCCGGATCTTCACTTGTCGCAATGAACACACTCGGTCCGTTCTCCATGAACGCTTCTTTAATGTCTCCCGTGATCATGATGTTAAGAGCACAAGGGTCTTCTGAAAATTCTACATCGGTTGATGCATCACCAGATCCACTATATACAGACACACCAGTATCAAACTCGCCCTCACCCATGGACGTGTCGTACGCGCTCACAAAATCTTCAGAAGCAGGGTTGGTATCCTTAACTTCATTTGTTTGCACATCGACAACTTCAACAACCTCTGGAGTATGCTGTTCTTGAACCTGTGTTTCTGCATCAGACGATGTAATCCCATGTTTATCCAGTCGATTTTCACGATCAGCTCGATCCAGTCTCTCCCCAATACTCTCCAATATAATGTAACCATCCTCGTCAGTGTTGTCTACATCCTCAACGGAATCGTCACCTTCATAATTCTCTTCGGGGGGTTCTCCTTCCGGCAGATCTTCTTTGACTTGATCCTCATGGGTATCTTCATCATTCTCGTCCTCTTCGCCATCTTGAGCAAATGGGTTGCCCCATCCAAGCTGTTTGGACAATTCTGCAACTTGGCCCATCACTTTCTGTTTGTGTTCTTCATCGTCGAACTGAATATTGGGGAAATCCAGCACCGGAGTCTTAGGCTTCTTTCCTGCAGACTTCTTCTCCTTACTTTCCTCTTTTCGTTCGGGAAGTTTGAACCCTGACTGAACAATGAGCTCATCTACATACTCGTCCAACGCTTTTTGCTCTTTTCGCGTGAGACCGTTATTGACTAAAATCATACGCTGCTCCTCTGTGATTTCTACTTTCGGTTTCATTTCGATCGGCATGCAAATGTTTTCACATACTGGACACTCTAACCGATTATAGTTTGCGGTATAGTGAAGTTTACCACCACACCGAATCAACTTACCCTTCTTCGAACCCACGACTTTCTTACATCTTAGCAAATCCACGCCATGGGGAATCGGGACAAGATCGGAGCCATCTATAATAATAAGCCGACCGTCTCTTGTTACAGCGAAGTTTTTATAATTCACCGGAGACAGGTCGACAATCACATAGTTTCGTTCAAGCCGCGTCAGCATGTCATATGCTTGACCAATAAAATCCTGCATGCGTTCTTTACTCAAGATCGTTGCATACGCTTCTTGAACAGATACTAAGCCAGTTTGGTGCCGGCATATGAATCTAGCATACATATCCGGGTGCCGCCGATATAGCCATTCGTCATTGATGTTGTCATCAATGCCGTAGCTATCCAGAGCAATCTTGAATACCACTCCCGGATACTTTTTATGTCGTAAGGTAATTATATTTGTACCTAATCCGACATCCTTAAATCCAATTGCACCGAGTTCATCCATAATCACTCTGGCTTTATCATGATTATTGGATATGGCAGTTCCAGAGGTTCCATCTGTGAATGACGCTTTCATAATCAACTTCAGATCATGAATCACATCATCCGTAAACATCTCCAGATAGTTTTGTCCTTCCTGGATCTTACCAACCTTCTTATAGAAAGCTTTCTCTTCCGGAATAAGCGAGTCAGACACATGATAATCCACAAGGATCCCTTTCAGTTCTTTTCTCTGTTTCTTATTCTCCTTATCTGCTTTCTTTTCTATCTTCGCTCGTTTCTTTTCGAGCTTCTGCTGTTTCTTTAATTTCTTCTCTGCTTTCTTCTTGCGTTTCTTTTCTTTCTTGCTTAACTTGATCTCGGGTTGACTTTGAGTGGTATCTTCCGAGCCAGTATAATAAGCAACACTGGTAAAGTTAGGTTCTAATTTCATCTCACAATCACCTATCTTCTAATAAAGTTCTTCCGTCTTGCCAAAGTATAATTTATAGATCAAAACGATCGTTACTTAAATATGGAATCAAGGTTTCCAATGGGCGTGCAGTCTAGATCTCTTGGTTCCCATTTCGGATCATTGCTGTCGTCTCGCATGGATTCATACTCCGCGTACTCGATTGCCTTCTTCGCTTCCTTTACCATCTTATCGACGGTCTTATTTCTCTCCTCAATAAACTTCTCCAGATTATCGTGAATGTGCTGCGGTAAGTTTGGGTTATGCTGTCTGATGAAGTCTGCAAAGTCTCTCGTTACTCCTTTAAGCATCTTCCCAGATTTCGCAACCCTCTCATATTCTTTCAATGCAGCCTCGGTATCACGACTGGCAGCTGGAATATACATATAGGAAGCTAAATTCTTCTTATGCTTTTTGTCAACCGCCTGATCGTTTTGATCTAACTTCTTCCAATTGAACTTTCTCCGATACTTAATGATATCAGTGAGCTTCTTGAACTTCTTTTTTGACACATATTTCTCATACTCGTCCCAATCATAAGACCGAATAGAGATCTTGTCCAAATAGAAGTTAATATCCTCTTCCTCCAACTGTACTCTCGGTGTAGCATACTTTCCAAACACTCTTTCCGGATCTGGTCTTCCGGATGCGATTACTCTCCGACGAAAACGTTCCTGTGGAGATTCATCTGCGCTATCAAACATAACGTGCTCCAACAATGCTACGTCTTCCGGATTGTTTTGATCATATACGTGCCCGGACATCCAAGCGCCCCACCAAAGAGCCAATTGTTTCTGTTTGATCTTCTCTTCTTTCCAATCATCAACAATCTTTCTAATCGCTGCTTTTGGAGATTTATCCATTGCATAAATATCATACTTCCGCTTGTCTTTCTTCGACAGCTTCTTATAGATTTTATATGCTTTCTTCTTGAGCTTCTTAAAACTCTTCTTCTCCAATTTCTTGCGATACTTCTTGGCTTTCTCCTTTGCCTTTTTCTCAATCTTCTTTCGTTTCTTCATGAACTTCGTTCCAGTAACTTTGATTGCTTTCTCTCTCTTCTTCTTGAGCTTCTTCGCATTCTTTGTTGCTGCTGGATTGTTCTTATCATATACAATCTTGGTACGAGAAGCCGCCTCGTAAATGGGGCGGCTCTTATCTCTCGTAATCATTTCCATCCCAGTTGGCAGATTGTGTTTCGCCAATACCTGGGCAGTTTGTATGACTTCTTCTTTTACAGCTTCCATCTTAAATCGACGGCACTCACGACGCTGCTCTGGAGTTAACGTGTCATAATCCAGTTCACCAGAGTCCAGTCGTTTCTTTATGTCTTTGTATTCCTCCAGAGTCATAATTTCACTTCCTTCGCACAGGTATAATTTATAGATCAATTTTTAGTTCTAATACTTCTCATCTTTCTCAATCAGCCGAATATAACCATCCGGATTATAATGCCCACATGCAGTAGCTAATTTCTTGGACTCTGTTTTTGCCGCTTTATCCACGATTCGATTGAACCGGATGATATTTGCTGCTGTAGTTTTTGATACAATATAACCAGCGTTTTTAATTCGGTCTTGTAGTTCTCCTCTTGCTCCTATTGTTAAATGAGCCTTTACATGGACAAATGTGATATCCAGTTTATTGCCAGACATTATTTTAGCAAGATTTCTGAACATTGCTTTATCTGTATTTAGTCTCTCCGTTGCTTTAGTCCTGATCTTTTCGCCGTTGTACCATCTTAGTAAATGTTTCTCAATAAGTGAAATCGTATACTTGCTGTCCGATAATACCAGGACCGTTTTACTTGTACCCGTCTTGACCAGACTATTCAAGTATTTCAAACCATAATATATTGCAAATGCTTCTGTTCTTGCCGAATCTCCAGAATCAATAATATCAGCTTTCTTCGTTGATTTCTTAGTATGATTATTGATTACCAGAAACGCGTATGCTGCATATTGCATTCTTTTACCTGGTTCTGTAATCGAACTTCCGTCTGTGAATAGAATATAATCAGGTTTCATATTTATCACTTCCTTTCTGCTGTATAATTTATAGATTGAACGACATAATACAAAAAAGAATGGCGGCCATCTTTCGACAGCCGCCAATTTCTAGTGCTACCACGAAACGTGGTTCAACTAGATTTTGTCAGGAATGATGTTTTGCTTCAAGTATTCCGGACAAGGTTTATTGTTGTCACGATACCATTTACGCGCAACAGATGCAAGGTCTCCAGTTTCCTCCAAAACCATGAAACCATCTGCATCATACTGAACGTTATTGCGATCCTCGTTTAACAATCTCTTTGCCGTACCATCAGAAAGCAGTCGTTCGTCGACATACCGAATCGGTTCGCCGTTGTAGCTTTCATAGAATTCTGCAATACGGTCAATGAGCTCGTCAACATAGGTTTCTGATACAAGGGTGACATCAACCACTTCGCCTGTACCAGGAACAATATGTGGGTGAACTTTCATCTTGCCAGAATCAAGGAACGACCGATATGGTAGATTCTTTTTCTGGTACTGAAGAATGTTCATTTTTCTAAGTAACGCAAACAGCTTGGTTCTTCCAAGAGTAATTCCGTACTTAGAAGTCAGTCTTGCTGCCACAGTGTTAATAGTACAATAGCCCTTACATGATACCTCCATATCACGTTTAAGGGAAATGGACTTCTCTACCTGTTCAAGCTTGGCCGCAAGAATTTCAGATTCGTCCATCTTTTTGCTCATTGTAGCTAATAACGCTGCTCTAGCTTTTGGGTTTTCAACTAACTTACCGATTGTGCCTTCAGTTAAGTAATACCCTCGGTTTTTCAACGAAGGCAGCACTTCTTCAAATACCCAATCGCTAAATTGTTCCGCAGATGGGAGATTGCTTCCCATGATCAGACGAAACACATCGCTCTCACCAATAAACAACATTGGCTTAGTTACTTCAAACCGCTTGTACCTGTTACCTGTGGTACTAACAATCTGACGCAACACTGGATGCTTACAATGTCGCGATATTGCATCAGCGGGCTTCTTGTACCCTAATGCAACAGCAACATCTCGGGCCATAAAAATTGGCCCATTGAACTCCGGATCATATGCATAGGTGTTAAGCTTCCACTGCATATTTACACCGGTGAACAATTCAAGCTCAACTTGTTCACGAGTCGGCTCATAGATCATTCTCATAAAATCGCCCAATAAAATTACTCCTTTCTTAATAACTTACAGATACCACAACCTCCTTCTCGTGTGGCTCACCACTATAATATATACTTGAAATTCGTTTCGACAAAAATTTCCCCTCAGCTGTTATATTTGAGCTGAGGGGATTTTATTTCGTTTGTGTTTTGTTATTCCATTCGTCCATCTAATAGTTCCAGTATCTTATCAGAGTTCACCAAGTCATACAGTTTCTGATTCGATACAATAAGAGCAGCGTTGTCATCTTCTTTTCCATCTTTGCTCTTTAAACGGACGTATATGTACTTCTTACGCAATCCAAGTGGAACCATTTCTTCCAATAATCCATAGCTCTTATTGAGTATCCGGATATTGTCGAATTTGGTTAACAATGGCGTATCTTCCAAGTATTTCTTGTAGATATCAACAAAAGCTTCCGGTTCACCGTAGATCTTGTTCAGTGGAATAAATAGATCGTTTGCATCAGAGTGGGCATATTCATGACACGTTTCGCACAATGGATACAAGCCGACTAAACCAAGATAATGCAGATACATCACTTCTTCCGCAATATCAGACATCTTCAACGATTCTTTTTCAGCTTGTCTCTTTTGAATGATAGTGCAGAGAATATCCTCCAATGTGAATGGCGTATGATGAATTTGAATCTGAAATCCTTGCTGTCTGGATACGTTTGGATGAACACCACAATGATCCATATGTCTCTCGTCTTTCAAAAACTTCATCAGCTTCTTATACTCGTAGGAGTTTCTGATGTAGTATTTGGTTTGAATAACGAACTGTTTATATGCTTTCTCGTTGGCAAAAATGTCAGTATCAAAAGACCATCCAGCTGGTATTAATTCCAGTTCTAATTCTTCGGATTCTGTAGTCTCTTCTGTTGATACTGGAGAGATATGAGCAATTCTCATGTTTAAATTCGTCCTTCATAATACTGTCTGCATACATATCCAAATGAAATCGGGTCTTCCGGATAAATGAACTCGTTGTCAAATATCGTCTTCAATGTATGAGTCAGATGCGTTAAGTTTGGTATCTTGGTATATTGTAACAGAGAACTGGATTGAATGGGAAGTTGATTATTGGTAGCCTTCTTGTTGATATAAGAGTTAAATAATCTACCTACTGGTTCTTCCATTACACACATCACATCAATATCGTTATCTTCATATTCAGAGTCTTCATACGTTTCATCATCTTCTAACTCTGCTATCCTATTGCTGATATTGTTGATGATTTTGTTCAATGCAGATGTAATATTCTCAACAGGAACAAATCGAAATTTCATAGAAGCATTAGATCCATAAGATTCCTGCATTTCTTCCAATTCATCTTCGTTAAATCCATCCTTGTAATAAACCGTAATATGTACAACTGAAGTAATTGGGTTAATAGATACATTCAACTTAGATTGTTTGATGAAATTATGACAGATGATAAAGTTTTCAATATCGTCATGTACAGAATCTATATCAATCGAATTTGTTGTAATAAAATCTACCAATCCAAATCACTTCCTTAAAATCCCGAAGGGAATCTACCGCTGAAAAGGTTGAATGAGAGGACGTTTGATTGAAGCACCAATAAAGTGCGAAAATCAATAAGTCCGGTTCATTCACAGTCTAATCGGCTGGTAAGCCGCAATCTTAATATTCTTCTCTTCGTTTATATAATTTTGTCTTCAAAGTAAATTTCTACATCTCTCGTAAAACCAACTTGTTGGTATTATCCCTTCGGCAATTTTCACTGTTGGTGTTTACGCCAGACGACGGCATTGCTTTAGGGCATGCCGCGGCTGTCGACTGTGGAATGCAGCCGAAGTCATCTAGCAAATACTTCTTCCAACGCGTTGCATAAATAACTATACCTTATAGTATTTGATAGATACAATAGATATGTGATTGTGATAGTAAATGGTATAAAAATACATCTCCATATACAGCTAATTAAGAGCATTATTTAGGAGGTATTTAGCATGATTCAGTATTGGAATATACCAGATGAATTGCGCGGTGATAAGGAGCAAGTTTGTGTCGAAATTATGTTTGAAAAAATAGAGGCACACAATGTCATTATCTCTACATTACGATTAACCGAATTGGCTTATCCGATTTTTATGGCCAGCATGATGAAGCGATTTAAGTCACTGAAAACGAAATATAATGTCACGATGTCTTTTGGGAGAGAGATCAAACTAATGGCCAAAGACGCTGTTAATACGGCTTGTTTAAAAGATCTGTCGCTAATCAATGCCTGGACGGTACCAGTTATTAAAAGTTTGACGGTTCATGGAAATGTAATGACAAAATGGTTTAAACGTGTTGGCAGCTATAAAAATTTGCACGATTTTGACAAACCGGTTAACTTTACCAACAGCATCTTAATTGAACCCAGGTCGTTTGACTTGAATGATGATATGATAACCGGTAAGATACGAGTGCTTGGCGATTTTAAGCTGAAGAAACCAACACTATTTCCGAGCTCAGACAATATGAATAGATTACGCATTGTTCGACCAAATAATGATCATGGGTTTGCTGATGGTAGACTGGTTGTTTGCTGCGAATCGTTTCTAAGTTTAAAGGGTACAATCCTGCGACCAGATCTATTGGAATGCGTTGATTACTGGAAAAGAGTCAATGACGATGAGGAGGAATAATCTGATGCTGATTGAACTAGAACCGACGAAGGAATTCTACAAAGAGTACGTTGCAATGCGTCGCGGTGTTAATTCTCGATATGTAACTAAACCGGAGAAGAAGTCTGGGATACCGTTTAAGAAGGGTTCCAGCAAGTTCAAGATGTGCAAGAAGCTGAAGAACACCAAGACACGTAATACCACAGTGAAGTTCCATGACAAGCGTATGAAAAACTTCTCCATCGCTTCTGCTGATCAGTATATAGAAGGAGAGGCTTTCACGACCAGTATCAGTGCAGATGGAATGAGCTTACTGGATACATACCGGAACAAAGAAACGTCCATCATGATCAATTGCGGCGATAATATATTCCGTAGACTGACCAGGAAGAGTTATTTCAAGTTGTGCAAATTAAGACGTGTCATGATCACATCCTCCTGTGTTGTAAGAGATGATACGGACGATGAAACTGTACTGCATAAAGACACCAGAGTCATTGAGACGATTAACAGCCTGCTTCGAATTTTAACAGAAGAGCGGATCCGATGTGACTGTATTTATGAAACCCAGATCAAATATTGTGGATTCAGTCTATACGATTTCAAGTATAAGATTATGAGTCTGGACAAGAATGGCAAGTATCATTACTATTCTGATATCAACAAGTTCTGCAAGGAGTATAGGTTGGATTTAATTTAATACGACGCTAACATATTTTTAATGGGCGTTGTGTTTTTTCTTTCCTAAATACATCTTTCTGACATAAACCTCCTAATTTATGTTTTGGCATAGCGGCATGAAAACAACTCCTGTCTTTTGGTTCTTACGACGCCCAGAAATCCCCACCTGTACTGTCGCGGGTGGGGATGTTATTTTTTACATGCAGTTCGACATTACACTAAAGGCGGTGCGTAATGATTGCCGGGATGTAATCAACACCGTAATCATTGGGAATGCTGAGAAGGTTCCGTTCTTTCATCACAATCACCACACTGGTCCTATCTACTCAGATTTTTCTCTCAAGTCTATCGACCACCACGACTTGGTACATTAATTCCTAGTGCCGCCTTTTTACGTTTGTCTTTTCTGTTGCTCCTTTCATCACCAGCTTAGTCCCCAGGGTTTATTCCCTGGGGATTTTGCTCTCTTTTATATCGCGGACATTTCATTAATTTAAGTAAACAAAGGGGGTTGTATGATTGATATATTTGAATAAACTCAAACCCTATACATTTTATCGACTGACCAGCATATTAGCTATGCCAGTTATAAACGGTGACAGGAAGCATGGATTGTCTGTCATTATTTTAGCTCCATCTGTAGAAGCAGAATTAAAATGGCTGCAAAACTCAGTTAACCTTTACAATCTTCGGCTGCATAAATACTTCATTGAGAAATATACCACTCGTAAGTTCTTCCAACAACCTGCGGTGCGAATTATCAATGATGCAGAAAACGAGATTACGAACCTGATTGATCAGTACAGAATTGGCTATATTGAAGGTGTTACCTCTTATAAGAGTGGATTAAAAACGTCACCCCTCAAGAACTTCAATACGTTGGTTGAGATCAATCATGTAACAGAACGTGTGATCAATAATCCAAAGGATAAACGCACGCCTAAAGTGATCTTTCCAAACTTAATTTCAGCGTGGAGAGATTATTTAACTCCTAACTATGCGAAGGAATATAATCTCCCTAATCAGCAGAGGATCATTTTTATTCCGGTTGATCTGTGGTTGGATAAGTCGGAGTATACTTCTACTAAGATCTATACGCCGAACTCTACCAGTTATTTTGGTCACTTGATCAATTGGCTGACAAAGACCTGTACGAAGAATATGAACCCGTTTGCAGAGAATGCTACTATTATTCTGTGTAATGCAAATGAGATTATGATTCTGGGTGATATTCCGGAGAAACAGAAGCCGTCGTTTATTTTGGATCAGGTGAAGCTTTTCCTGAAGAAGTGCAAGTCTACATCAGGTTCTGCATATACGGCACAGGACGACGCGGAATCGCATGAGGAATTATCACAGGCAGAAGCAGAGTCGGATCTGGATAGTAAGATTGACGATGCCATTGCTCGGTATAATATCAAACCAGAAGAACTCGATAAGGTCAATAGAGACGAGTTAAGAAGCGCGATTTCTACTATTGTAAGCAAGACATCCACTACATCAGCACATAAACCAAAGACGAAAGTCAGCAGAATTACAGCTGACGATACAGAGACTGAGGAAGAACCGGAAGAGTATGATTCTTATGTGACTGGTGAGGATGAACAACCAGGACCAGAAGACAATGATGATGCAGAGATCTTTCCGAGTCAAATAAATCAGGATCGTGAGAAACTGGTCAAATCTACCGTTGACAATATGATTCGGGATTTGAAAACATCTCCTGCTGATATTGTAGTTCAGGCTCGACTTGCTGGGCAAACCGTAGAGAACTTTAAACGCAATAAGATGCTGCGTGAGAAGTACAGCTCGATTAAGTTCGATGGTAAGACAGTAGAAGAGTTAGGTAAGCACGAAGCTGAAATCAAACTCCAAGATATGCCGCTTCATACAAAGACCGTAAATGAGAATTTAAACAATATCAAGAGTTTCGATTTTGAGAAGAAATATAATGAGACACTGTTCCAATATGACTTTGCTCGAATCTTATTGCATTTTGGTGATGCGAAACCAGCGATGTATCTATTGGGTGATCCGATCATTGAAGATATTTCTGACGAGATCGATCATCAATATATGGTAACGGTTGAGTACGAGGATGAGAAGAGAAAGCGTTCTAAGTTCAGCTTCAGAATCCCGAAGTTTTATCAGGAGAAATATCTCTTCTTAAATGAGCAGAAGTGGAATATTATCCATCAGAAGATCGCATTCCCTGTTACGAAGACCGAACCTAATCTTTGTCAGGTTGTTACGAACTATAACAAGATTCGTATGAGCCGGTTTGGTAATAATATCTCAGCGAAGATCACGAAACTGAAGAAGATTCTTAAAACAAATCCGCCTAAAGGTGTTACTGTCACACGCGGTAACGTCATGCCGCTTAATGAAAAGATTGACGCTTTAACCACGATTGAGTTTGACGAGCTCGGTAATGAATTCTATCGTCTTGACTGTGGTATATATCGCTTCTATTTTGCATTAGAAGATGCGATGACAGTAATGGGTAATGCTACCCCTAAAGGTGCTCCGGATAGTTGTGTACCATTTGGTATTACGCGGGTCAAAAATGGCGGAACTCCAACGAAATATTATCTGGATGGATTGACCAATAAAGTGTACCAGCAGTATGGGACACAGGAAGCCCAGTTTACCGGATTAGAATTATCAGACTTCTTGGTAAGTTGTCTGTCCGAAGTGGATCCAAAATTCCAGGATAACTTTGATGATACTTCTGCTGGATCTAAATTCATGTATACCAGAGCAAAGATCCTGAAACAAAATGTGCCTCTTATTTTGTTACTGTGTGCTGCGGATCCTGGTGGTATTCAGGCTGTTATGGAAAAAGCCAAGATTAACCATCAGTTCTACGAGAAACGGCCAGCGGGAATTGATAAGACGAATCAGGGTGTTATCGCATTTGCTGACGGCTATTTGGTATATGATCGATATCCATATGAGAACTCTTTGTTGATGAATGGCTTATCTGTCTATCCGATGCAGGAGATTTCTTATTATGATATGGCTTCTCGTGATACTTACGTCAGCATGTTCGACACGCTATTTAATCGACGTAACTTAATTGATGGTATTGAGAACTTCTACTATCTGCTGATTGACCCGATTACCAGAGAGGTATTAGAGAGACTGCATCAACCTACGGAGTTTACTGAGTTGTTGCTGTATGCAAATGGCCTACTGGCGGATAACACATATCGTATCGAGTCTGACTATAACCAGTCCAGATTACGCTCTAATGAGATCGTAAATGTGTATCTGTATAAGGAATTGTGCAGAGCTTATGCAAACTACAAGTATGGTAGAACAAAGAAGTTCTCGTTCCCAGAAGATGCAATTATTAAAGATCTGATGTCCGCAGAGATTGTAGATTCTCATTCGAAACTGAACGTTACACTGGAAGCAGAAAATGATCGTCAGGTGAAGTTAAAAGGTCCAGATGGATTGAATAAGGATCGTACGCTTACCATTGAGAAACGTGCGTATCATCCTACTATGCAGGGCGTTATTGGCATTAACTCTACGCCTTCTGGTGAGGTTGGTATCAATCGACATATGTCATTGAATTCTAACATCACAGATGCTCGCGGCTTCATTACAATCAACAAGGATTCCTATGATGGGACAGAAATCATGACGCCTGGTGAATTGTTGAACACATTTGCTTGTGAATCTGCAGACGTTGAACGTGTTGCGATGTCTATTTCACAATCAAAGCATCTGGTTCCTACGGAAGACTCTGGTCCTAGCTTAATCAACTATGACATGGAACGTGTTGCTGCTCATATGTCAAATGACTTTGCTTTTAATGCGAAACTTGCTGGACGAGTTGTTGACATGCAGGAAGACATCATGATTGTTCAGTATGCCGATGGAACGTATGATGATATCGATCTTTCTTACCATGCCGATAAGAATACTGATGGCGGTTTCTTTATCATGAATCAGATGAAGACTGATTTGAAAGTAGGAGATCGTTTTAAACAGAACGATATTCTTGCGTATGATAAGAAATACTTCAGTGAGCCGGATACTTTTGGTGATAATATGGCTAACATTGGTACACTAGCTCGTGTTGCTATTGTATCGAATGGTGGTGTATATGAAGATGCTTGTTATCTGACCGACAGATTGGCCAAACGGCTAGCTTCTAAAATCACCAGAGAAAAGATTATTACGGTATCACAATTCACCAATATCAAGTATATTGTCAAAAAGGGGCAGCAGGTGCTTGCGAACGATCCATTATTGGTATTTGACGATACGCAAGATGAATTTACGTCACAGATGCTTGCTTCTATGGCAGCTGAGTCAGAAGATACGGATATGGTGAATGCTTCTGCTGCTCCGGTTATTACGAAAGTGTCTGGTACGGTTACTGATATCAAGATCTACTATACGGTACCACTGGAAGATTTGTCTCCGTCTCTTCGTAAACTGGTTAAGGAATATACGAAAGAAACTGGAAAGAGAAAAGAATTCCTGGCGAAATACATTGACCCGAAGAACGCAAATACGATCATTCCGCCAAGTGAACAGCGCATTCCAGATGCTGCTGGACGGGTATCTAACATTCGAGTTGGCGATGGTGTGATCATTAAGATCTATGTAGAATACCTTGACGTTCTTGGTGTTTCTGACAAGATCACGAACTTAAAACAAAGGTTCGTAATTCATTGAATTGACGGGAAAGCCTTCCGTGAGATTCGGGAGGATCTGATGTTACATTGGATGCCTAAGAGCCTCATACACGAACTAATCATAGCGATATAGATTAGGGCTCAGAGTAACTAACTGAGGTAACGTAAAAGATATGAGGATATATGGTCAACCCGCAGCTAAGGTTCTTGGAAACAAGATCAAAGTTCAACGACTATCGAAAGCAATTGCTGTGAGTAGAGTAGCGCCAAATGCTATTGGGTAAGCATAACAGTGAGATTAGCTGTTTGTAAGTCTTTTAAAGCGAAGTGGTGAATCCGAAGATATAGTCTCGACTTCCAGGGAAACCTGGAGAAGTTCATAAGAGAACTGCGAGAAGTGGCTATTCTCGTGAAGGCGTCGATGGTGCTCTCAAGGGTGTTGTATCGTTTACTATTCCAGAAGGACAGGAAGCTTATACGGAATTTAATCCAGATGGCAAGATTGATCTGTATCTGTCCAGTCTGTCTATCTATAAACGAATGTCACTTGATGTTGTTAAAGTTGGTGGATTGACGAAGATATTGGTTGAGAAGAAACGCTTGCTGAGAGATAAGTATCTTGACAGACTGAAAGAAGAGTACAAGAAAGCGAAATAAGAATTTGGGCAGGGTTTTATTATTACCCTGCCCATTTCATCTATAAATTATAGTATCGAAAGGAGTTGATTAAAGTTGGAAAGATTGAAATTTCATTATTCGTACAGAGACCATTGGTCCAAAGTAACTCGGACCTTTGACACCAGAGAGGAAGTGAGCAAATTTATTCAAGAACGATGGAATGAAAATCACAGTATACCAATATCGATGAGCGATATTTTATATTCACCGTGTGCTGTAGAGTCATTACGCAAACCAACATTTTCTGTAAGTGTTAGAACGCACGATGGCCCAGTAAACGTTGGAATAGTATATGAAACAAAGGAAGGGAAATAAAAATGATTTATAACACAATTATCCAATTTGATCCAAAATCTATGGATGCCGAAAACGAAATGGAAGCAATTGGTCACATTGTTCGGTATGCGTCAGCTGCATTTGGGCATAAGGTGACGGCATCTGACATTCGGTTGGAGAATACGCTTCACAAGTGTTTGCCAGATCACTCCATTTTAATATCATACAAGGCTTATGGAAATAATAATGGTACTGAGGAAGAGTTAGGTGATATTACTGTATTAACTCCGCCTTACAGCGATATGAAGACCGCACTTGTTGACATGATTAACTGCAATAAATGATTAATTTACCAACACTGCAATACAGTTTACCTTAAGGTGGTGTTATGGAGTTATGGTAATTGACATCAGGGCTCGAATCAGAGAGAAGTCACAGATCCCGAAGACAGAGTTGACGCTTGATGATGTGAACAAGGATTTGATCATGTCATTATTTGCTGTCGATGTGTACGGAGCAGAAGCACGAGACGAAGAGATCCTCAATATTATCATCGGCGGAGGTCAGATCGTAAAGGATGCAAGAGCGATTATGCGAGCTGACTTTGAGAAGATCTCGAAATCAGAAAAGCTTAAAAAGGGTAAGGACGGTATGTGGCGAGACAAAGACGGCTATATCGTTCTGGAACCTTCTTAAGAATAAAGCAATTTAGTACCCCATAATAAATTCATTTAAAAGGAGCGAATTACAATGGCAGATGAAGTAAAAGTTTCCACTCTGGTGGACAAAGTAATCGAAGACCTGAAGAAGAATACTTCTGCTCGGTTTTCGAAGAGCGATTTTCAATCGCTGGTTTATGCGGTTCTGCAGGACCCGAATTTTAAGGTTGAGAAGTATATGATCAAGGGTGATGAGATTATTAAGTCTGATCACTCGGTCAATGCTGAGATGCGGAAGTTCTTAGATAAGCTTCTGAAGCATGCTGGTATGACAAAGCCGGAAGAGCGCGACGCAATTATCGATTCGTTTGCATATGGTGTGAACGATATTTCGTGGGTTGTGGATGCTGTCGATGAGGCGATGTACCAGTATTCTGAGTGCGGCAAGAACATGCGAATCTTCCGCGACAAACTGCGCCAGCTTTCGTTTAAGAAGGTTGAGCGTACCGGAAAACATGCTGGCAAGATCGGCTACAAGAAAACTGTTGCCGATAAGACACAGAGAAAGATCAAGGCGACCAAGCCTGATCAGTAACACAAATAGGAGAAGTTCCCCACCCGAAATACGGGTGGGGACTTTATTCTTTTTAGTTTACCGGGTAAGGGGCGAATATTATGAATAATGCATTTGAAGAGAATTTTATCAGAATTCAATTTTACACGTCATATTTTGGAAATATTAGAAACTTACCAAAGGACGCTTTGCTAGTAAGTGTTGCAAAGTCTGTTATTGATGTCGGAACTACCCCTATTATTCGTATTTTAGCACCGTCATATTCTATATTGAATGAGTATAAGAACGGCGGATCAGAAGAGGCGTATATCAAGCGTTATAAAGAAGAGATTCTGAACAAAGCTAATCCAACGGCGATCGCGAAAATATTAATACACCGCTGTAGACAGGGTGGAAAGAACAAAGTCATTCTACTATGCTATGAGAAACCAGATAAGTTCTGCCATCGGCATCTGATAGCATAATGGTTGACAGAAGCCGGATATCCTACTACAGAATTTTAGATATAAATTATAGTAGTGGAAGAGGTGAATAAATTATGGAGAAATATCCGAAATGTGATATGATTGTTAGACGTGATAAAGACAACGATTTTGATCCTGTTACAGAGTTGTCATTAGAAGATGTTTTTGCAACACCAGTTTTATGGCCATTAAAAAACTATAGGTCTTATAACAAACAGTTTCCAGATAGAATAATTGCACTTACGGAAACTAGAGAATTTTTGGTTTATAAAATTGGATATAAAGGTCATAAACTAATTTTGAATAGTTTTGTTCCAGATGGGGCGAAATATGCATATATTGGATGTACACCTAACAATCAGATTGTTATAGAATATTCAGAGCGTGATATTTATTATCACCTATGCAAACTAGATAAGCATGCAGAGTCATTTAGTGTATTTAAAACATCTTTGACAGATCATAGACGTTGCGCATATTTTGATGATTACAAATATATCGATACTGTTCTAAACGAGTTAATTAATAATCCAGAGAAATATTACGACAAACTTATGTCAAAAATTCCTGGAGAATCTTATATACTTCATCGTGATGGTTCAAGAACTGATTCGCACCTATATTTGTATACAACATTAGAAAATGGTTTTTATAACTTTATCAATGCAGAACGTTATCAATATTTAAGAACCTGTGGATGTAAAACTCCTGCGGACTATGGGACGTATGAGATGATGCTAGAATGTCCGTATGAAAATTATTATGGTAATATTTTTGAAAGGACGAGTGAAGATAATGTATAATGATTTCACATTTGAAGTGACGTTTAGGTCTGACGTTAAACTTTCGGATTTAAAAGAATTAAGAGATACGCCGTTTCTTACCGAAGAGACAATTACCGGGTTTAATACCAGGATAGGTAAAGGTAATAATGCGGCTGGTTGGAAAATAGAAGTGCGAGCGCAAACAAGCGCTGCGCGTGGACAGGATAAAATGAACCATGGTATGTCTATTAAAATTCAAGGCGGAAAAGATCATAAGAAACCTGAATTTCCGCTATACATTTCAACTAACACATACGTTGGTGCAGTTGCGCCAGCAAAAAGACGGTCCGGCGGATGTAATATGTTTGATCTTAACGACGCAAGTTTTTGTCGTAAGAACAATGTTAATCCTGATTATGCTCGCACTGTGCAGAGGTTTGTATATGATAATCAATCGTGGCTGCTCGGATTGTGGTTTATTCCCGATTCTGTTTCTAGTGGGAATGTAAAAACTTGTAATGATGCATTGGTTAAGTATCTAAGACATAAAGCAACTAGTGTTGATTATGTTAAGAGAACAGCCAACCAGTTTGTTCCAAAGACAATCGATGAGTTGAACGAAGATGCTAAGAAAGTGCAAGAGTTGGTACGGAAAGAATTGAATGATAATTCTGTCGAATTATATTTCGGCGGAAAAGTTACAGCAAGATAAACCAAAGATATAAAAAGAAAGGATTAGTGAATGATGATAAAGCGAATTGAAGAGTGTCCAGAGTGCTCTGTTATAGGAGTTGATGGGCTTAGAGGAATTGAAGATTGGCCAGAAAAAACATTAACAGAGATATTTGAAGATATGCACGCTAGGGTATATCATAAAAAAATAAATAAAGCATATTTTTGTCGAGTATTTTGCTTAACGACAGACAGGCGTTTTATCGTGTATCGATTAACACGCGTGAAGCATAAAGTCGTATATGATAAAATTATCCCGGATGATGCAAAATATGTTTATTATTGCGCACTTCCCGGAAATCGGTTTGTAGCAACTTTTGATGAACGTGAGTTGTTTCATGAAGTGTTTGATCATGACAAAACATTACGAGATGTTCGCGTTGTTAAAATCTCTGCAAATCATGTTCCATGGAATACTCAATTTTTAAACGGGTCTAGACATGATGAAGACCATAAATTTGTGGATGATATTCTAGATCCATTAATTGACGACCCCGAAACATATTATGATAAACTTATGGAACGCATGAGTTTTGAAGATTATATTGTGTTTCGAGACGGGAGACGTGTATGCGCTCATATGCATAACATGGAGCCATATGCGAAAGGGTATTATGAGTTTATTAATCCGGAAAGATGGGAAGCAATGAAATCATCTGATATTCACATTGTGGATTGGGGAACCCTTGACTTTTATGAACCGCAGATAAAATATAATTTCCCGTCCAAAGCAGAATATGGAGGCAATATCAATGACCGAACTAGTGAAGACTCTATTATAATAAGAAAGGATGATTAATATGAATGGGTGTTCTATTAGCTTGATTTCTGAGCATATAACAATCAATGATCTCAGAAATTATGCATTCAACATTGATGAGTCAGTTAAGCTTAAAGTTAATGCTAGACGAGACCCAGCTAATTCTCGTATGATATTTATTAGAAGTTGCAATGAAGGACGTGGTGGTCAAAGCATGAATCATGGGCCATCAGTAAAACTTCAACCAGAAGGTGTAAAAGACACAGATTATTGGACTCCGCTTAGAATAGCGACAACAACGATGAACAACGACAGCGACGTGCAAAACGCTATTAAAGCTCTTAAATCGGGCAAAAGCTTTGATGGTATTGATTACTCTGAGTTTAGAGGAGATAAGCTGTATGTTGACATGGCACTTAGATTTATATATGATAACCAAATGCTAATTTGTGCAGCATGGTATATGCCACGTGTTGCAGAGCTTAGTAGCGATGCTAATAAAATTGTTACTCGGCTATGCAAAGATGTAGAACAGCTCATCAAATCTGGTAAGAAGAATTATTTTAAAACGGCTGTAAAAGGCCCGAAAACTATGGATGAACTTATAGAAGAAGCAAAGGCTATTACTGCTAAGGTTAGAGCCATGGATCCAAAATATGAAAATGCAACTCTTGATTTTGGTGGTAATATTAGAGTTTAATGCATTGACCCTCTCTGTAATGGGAGGGTCTTTATTTTTTTAGTCTATTCAACATGAATGTAAGCCGGCTATGATATAACCGCGGAACGTTATGTCAAAGTTTGCTCATCTCTCATTCACTAAAATCCATGCTCTTACCCCGTGCTATTATTGCACGGGGTATTTGCTCTCCCAGGACATTTTAATAAGCTCTAACTATGAAAGGGGTGAAGTATTTATGGCTCGTTCCGGTGTTGGTTCGAATAGAGACATCAGACAAGCGCTTTCTCGTGCAATGATTAAGCCTTTAAAAGTAACCAAAAATCTTGGCGAAATGATTGTAAAAGGAACATTGCGAGATTATGCTTCTTCTGAATTACCAGCTTTGAGCGGATTATTTGAAGAAAACTCTGAACTTATCTCACAGATAACCAATACAATCAAGAACCCAAAGGGCGCGATCTCCAAAGTTGTCGACAATACCAATAGATCTGACTCGATACAAACGGTGCGCAAGATAATGTCTGCTGCAGTGGATGATCTTCGTACAGGAAAGTTCTATATGTCATATCGAGATCGAGATAGTGACAATAGTGATCTGTTAGATGATTTTGGTGGATTCGATTTCAGTGGGTTTGATGATAATGGCGATTGGTCGGAATCCGATGGTGTTACTTCTGAGAGTGATGCAATTGCTTTAGATATTGCTGCAAAGCAAGAAGAGAGTGCTGACCGTAGAACAGAAGCTACAATTGCTGCTATTGGAACCGCTACGGATACCACAAACCGTACACAGCTTGCGATCCATAAAGAGGATATAAAGTCTGCCATGAAACGACATGCGCAGACCATTACTTCGTTGAATAATATTACAACGATGACTGCTGCAATTCATGAGACGATGAACAATCATCTGACCGCGATGACCGCTATGTCTCGTGAGATGCACAATAATATGATGACCGAAATAACGTCGATTAAAAATATATTGACTGAAATTCGTGATCATCAGATTCCGAAGAAACAAGCGGGTCGTCGTAGTGATGATTCTTTTCCAATTAATGAATTCACGGGTGCATTAGACTTCAAGAAATACTTCAAGTATATCGGTAAACAGTTTGCCGACAATACTGGACTTAGCATGTTGACCTCTATGACAGGCATGTTAGATTCTGGTGGTGCAGATATTCTATCGCAAAATCCACTGCAGCTTGTCACTGATGTATTGTTTAGGGCAATCATGCCAAAGTCGACGAAAAAGAAGCTTTCTAATCTGGATTCTGTTGCAAAGGGCTTCTTCCCGTCTTTGTTAAACAGACTTTACAATTATGGCGAAAATTCGTTTGACGATGGTATTGCTCCAATATTAGCAAGATTTTTTGGTATTCAAACGCCAAAGAGAGGATATATTGATCCATCGCAATATAATAAAGACCGAGTTGATTTTACCGGTAAAGTAGCAAAAGCGATCACCGAGGTTATGCCATCTCAGTTAAGCAAGATCATTTCTTTACTGTCTGGCGAACCGATGCGGGTATATAACTATGACACTGGTAAGTTTGTTGACGCTGGCAGAGCATTTGCGGAAACATACAGGAGACAAAACGATCACGTCTCGAATATGTATGATTCTCGCAGTGCGTTCATGAGCCGTATTAACTCGAGCAACCTGAAGATATCGAATGCAGAAAGAAAGAACCTGCAAAACGCAGCGTATCAGTTCCTGCAGGGAGCAGCGGATGAATCTGCATTTATTAATCCGGAGAATCTTGATGAGATATCTTTTGGTAATTTATCGTTTTCTCCTGCTGATCCATTTGCACAGTCTGTATTGTACTCTATTGTAAAGTCGTTGAGCCATAAAGAACTTTCTGATTTGAATAGAGAGATTTCCATGTCCCGACTGAGTAAGAAGGGAAGAATGGATCGGATTCAGAAAGATCTTGAATCTTCTGGTTTGCTGTCTCTGTACAATGGCATATCAATGACAGGAGAACAGCAGAGACGGTTGGGTAGTCGTGCAATAGAAAGCGACAGATCCATTAGTAGCATGACCGGTTCGGAGTATTCTCAATTTATGGGAGATCGAATCTCTAAATATAAACCGGCTGGATTGCAATCTACTTTATCTTCCATTCTGAACACATTAGACCGTGGTATCATTGTGTATTCACATGATATTGGTACAGATCAAGGTGGATATAAAGCGGTTCGGGATGCTCAGTTAAAAGCTCTAAAGAATTTCGGCTATACATCTGGAGGAACATATTCCACTGATACGATTTCGGACGAGCAGAAACGCAAAGATACAAGATCGAAGTTTAGAGAAGAGTTCACTGGTAAGCTACAAGGAGATATTGACGAAAGTTCAAGCACGGATGAGATGATCAAAGCGTTCATGGGTGCAGAGAGTGAAACCGTTCGCATCTATGAAAACGAGAAAGACCAAAAAGCATATGAGGAGATGAAACGGAAACAGGATGCGATTCGCAAGAAAGCGCAAGGTCCTGTTGAAGCAATTCGTGGATTCTTCCGTAAGCCATTTGATTTGATCGAACGCGCTGTCGGTGTTATGGACCGTGCAGCTTATCGCATTGTGTATGGTGATGATGCGGCTAAGCTGTTTTCGCAGGGAGACGATTCTGATCATTCTTTGATAGCCAGCATTACAACCATGATGAAAGCCAATTTGGGTAAGTTCTCAGATTGGTTCAAAGAAACGGTTATTGATAAATTCGTTACCGGTGAAGATGCTCCATTTAAAAAGACATACGACCAGTTTAAAACTTGGACGTTTGATAAAGCAAAGGGTAAGGCCGGTGCGATTCGTGATAAACTCGTTGGAATTCAGAATGCTGATGGCCAGTATGAAGGCGGTAAATTCTCCAACTTTGTAAACAATGCAAAGAACACGGCTAAGAAATCCGAAGATTTGATCAAAAATCAGATGTCTGGATTCATGGATGTTTTCAAAGATAAACTTAGCACGGTTCTGTATGGTGAAGAATGGCATCAGCAAGTCAAATATGAGAACGGCAAGACCATTAAGGTTGGAAATCCATATAAGATTGCTGGTAAAACTGGTATTGTCGGTATGTTCCGAGATGCTGGTCAGAAGCTGAAGGATTTTCTTTTTGGTACTGACGAGAATAGTGAATCAAAACAGCTGTTCGATAAGGTTAAAGAGGAAACCAAGAAAGCGTTGCCTGGAGCCGGCGCAGGTGCCGTTATGGGCGGCGTTGGTACAATAGGTGCTGGATTACTCACTGGTTTATGGTTACCAGGGGGCCCAATATTTGGTGCAATGCTTGGTTCTGCAGCTGGTTTTATCGGCGCTAGTGATACGTTAAAGAACTATCTTTTTGGTCCTGCTATCGATCCTACTGATCCATCCAAGGGTCGTAGAGGTGGCATCATCGAGAAGAATGTTCAGGATGCAGTAAAACAATATGCTCCTAAAGTTATTACTGGTGCTGGTATCGGAGCGATTGCTGGTAACTTTGGTCTACTTCCAGCCGGATTAGGCCCTGTTGCCGGTGCAGCAATTGGATCGTTCGGCGGTATGATTGGAGCCAATAAGGAACTTCGTGAATTGCTGTTTGGTAATGAAGACGACGATGATTCCGGTTATATTTCCAAGAATACCCGTAAGAAGATGGCAAGAGCTCTTCCTGGTGCAATAACTGGAGGACTTGGCGTGAATGCCATTGTTGGTAGTATGTCCGGCATGGGATTACTGCCGTCGCTGTTAACTATGCCAGGCGGCCCGATTGTCACTGCACTTGGCGCTACTGCTGGTGTATTTGCTGGACCGAAGATGGAGAAGTTCTTCTTTGGTGAGAAGGATGAGAACGGTCGTTGGATTCCCGGTAAAGAAGGCGTCTTCGGAAAGCTCTTTAACTTCGGCAAGAAGAATGTATTCGATCCATTTTTTAATCGAATCAATTCCATGGCGAAAGGTATTGGTAAGTGGTTCGAAGGCAAGATCATGGATCCGCTTCGTGAGGCATTAGACCCAATTAAGAAAGAACTCAAAGAAGGCGGCGGGTTTATCCGAAAAGCGTTCAGAGGGTTTGGAAACATCTTAAAGGGTGCTATTGATCACGTATTTGAGAAAGCCTTTGGTAAATCCTTAAGTAGTATCGCAGAAGGTATTACAAAGAAAGCTGGACAGCTGCTGAACTTCGTGACCACCAGTATCGGTAAAGCAGTTGGTGCTGTTATTGCATCTCCGTTTACGCTGTTACGTGCATACGGAAGACATCTATCCAAGAAGCAGAAGAAACGTGAAGGCAAACGTTATAGAGCATGGTTAAAAGACCATCCATTTGGTACTGAGGAAGAATTCGCTGAATATGAACGTTCTCAGGAAGGCTTCAGTATAGAACGCATGATCTCTGATGCCATGGAGAAGGCTGATAAGAAGAAAAATAAGGAGCCAGAACCAGGCAGTTCAGCAGACAACCCGATCGTTAGTGAAGAAGATATGCGCAAACAGAAGAATGAGAATGCTGCGAAGAACTTCGACATTAACGAGAAGGCAATGAAGCAGAATGATAAAGTGAATCCGCCGAACTCTGCGGAAACACGTTCTGCTACAGCGCTTGAAAAGATCGAGGATAAGGTTAAACAAATCGGTGACTTTATCATGGGTCGTAGAAATGCTCCGGCTGGCGAAAATACTGGTGCAAAACCGTTAGATGAATGGACTGAACCGCATGCTGGAGACAATATGGGATCACAGCTTCGCGGTCAGGGACAGGGGCAAGGCATTGCTTCTGCGCTTACTCCGAATCCTGATGATCCGGCTCTTCAGAAGCAACCCATTGCGAACGGATATAAGAAGCGCAAGAAATTTTCGTGGACTGGCGATGTAAAAGACGAGAATGGTAAAGTTGTTGCTCGTCGAGAAAGCAGAGAGTACAACACGCTCTATCGTCTGTTCAATCGTAAGTTAGAAGGTGCAAAGAATCCGAAAGAAGTAGCGGACTCAATCATCACAGGAGCACCGGCAGATAAACAAGCGCAATATTCTGCAATCTTGAAGGACGTTTGGCTGTTGAATGCTGACCAGAGAGCTACTGGAGGAATGGCTGGTGAACCGACTAAAGAAAAGGATAGCGGAACCAGTTTGTTTGATCTCCTCAGCTCTCACACTGGATTAGTTGGTGGTATTGCTGGCTTACTGCTTAGTATGCTTGGCGGCAGTCCTGGTAATCTTGGAGCTATCCTTGGCGGCGTAATCGGAGCTAAGGTTCTGAGTAAAGTTATCAAGGTTGGTAAAGGACTCTGGGACTTTGGTAAGAAAGCCGCTGGAGTTTTTTCGAAAGTAAAGAACTTCATGACCTATGGTATGAATCCAGCTGGACTATCTTATGCTAGTGCTGCAGGTGGATTATTAACCGGCGGTGGAATGCTTCTGGATGACGACGATAAGAACGATTCTACTGGTCTTCACAACATCTACAACGTGTTCCGAAACGGAGGCGTTGGATTAGCTAAGAAAGGCTTACAAGAGCTGACGAAACCTGGATCTCGTGGAGAAACCCTTGCCATAAAAGGGCTATATGCTTTAGATAAAGTCAAGGGTGCTGCTAAAGGCGCTGGCTCAATGGTAAAGAAAGCTGTGTCAGGAGTAGCTAACTCTGGAGCGGCTAGTACACTGAAGAACGTGGGCTCTAAGATTGTTCAGATGGTGAAGAAGGGCGTAGACAAAATCGTCAACAGTAAAGTGATTCAAACAGTTGCTGGTAAGTTTTCACCGAAACTGAAAGAAATGGGTGCTGCTGTTGTAAAGTTTGTCGGTGAACATACACCAAAGCTTCTAAAGCAAGGCGTAGGCAAGTCAGTTAAATCCGGATTAAAACAGCTTTCTTCTGTTCTCACCGGTGGCGTAATCACTGCAGCATTCGGTGTTTATGACTTTATCTCCGGTATGGGTGATGCGTATCGTTATTTCGAAATTTCTCCTTCTGATACAACAACGGGTATGAAACTCTGTGCTGGTTTCTGTAAGACTGCTGTTGGCTTGCTTAGCTGTGTGCCCATTGTTGGCTTCGCATTGTCCTTATTGCCAGTAGGACCTCTTGCTCAGATTCTGTATAAGATCATTGCGGATGACGATCAGGTTTCTGATCTGATTGAGAAGCAAAACGCTGTGCAAGCTGAGGTTGATGCATACAACGAAGCAAATGGCACTGATCTGTCTGCTGATGAATACCTGAAGCAACAGAACGAAGAAGAGGGCGGCTTCTGGAATACGGTAAAGGGCTTAGCTGGTAAGGTTTCCGACTTCTTTACTGGTAAGGGTGGTTACGTTGCTACAAAGAAGAGTAACGGTAAGTATTCTCTTACCAATAAAGCTGGTAAAGCTCGCAAGCCACCGAGCGGATATTCCTATACCTCTGGAGGCGGCAATTATTACATCACGGAATCTACTTACAAGCAGATGCTGTCTGATGGCTATATTGCCGAATCTGGTTCTGGCCGGGGACGTGGTCGTTGGGGTCGTGGAAATACGATCTATGATCAGACTGATCCAAAGTGGAATGCACAAGATTCTACTATAAAGGATTCTGGTTGTGGTCCTACTGTTGCTGCAATGATGGCGGAACGGCTCGGTCGTGGTCCTGATCCTGCGGAAGCTTCTCAGATGGCTTATGCTGGTGGATATCGTGATGCTGATGGTGGTACGGATCCAAGATTCTTTACCGCATATGGTCGAGCTCATGGCGTTAATATGACGCAGGGCCCAACTGATGCGAAATCAATAGGCGCTGGATTAGCTAATGGTCCTGTTGCGTTGATGGGTCAAGGTGGAGCATTCGGTTCTGGTAGTCACTACATGTTGGCTGACAGTATCAATGGTGGCAGCGTAAGCTTAATCGATCCTATTGGCGGTAAGAAGGTAAGTTCCAGCCTGTCTTCTCTTGCTAATAAGACGACCGCTGCTATTTACGGTACTGGAAGACATTCAATTTTTGGCCGTGGCAATAACGGTTCAGCGATACTATCCATTGATGAAAAGGCCGGAAACAGAAAAACCAAGGACCAAGTTGCAAGAGAATCGGCACAATATGGAATTGTTGTGAAAGCTGGTAAAGGCCGTCGGTTTGGAATTTTCGGAAGAGGCAGCGCAAAAGAGCAAGCAGTTAATGTTATGCAGATTGCAGAAAATGAGGTTGGATATCTGGAAAAAGCCTCTAATGCAAATCTGAATGAAAAGAAAGCCAATGCTGGTAATAACAACTGGACAAAGTATGGTGAATGGTATGGATTAAACGGCGGTTCCAAAGCACCGTGGTGTGCAATGTTTGTTTCTTGGTGTTTGGCTAAAGCTGGCGTATCTACCGATATTGCACCAAAAACCGCAGCGGTTATTGAATTTACCAACTTCTTTAAAAACAAGAATGCTTTCCATAAGAGAGGGTCTGACTATACTCCACAAACTGGTGATATTATCATTTTTGGTAGTAGCGGTTCTACACATACAGGTCTTGTATACTCTTGCGACGGAACTACTGTTACAACAATCGAGGGTAATACAAATGGTCAGGGAGCCGAAGCTGAAGGCAATGGTGTATACAAGAAAGTATATCAAATGTCCAACTCTTGGATATATGGTTATTGCACGCCGGCATACGATGGGAAAACCGTATCGTTTAGTGGAGATTCTGGCGACTCATCCGATGAGTCTGACGAAGAGAGCGCAACACCAACCGGTGAGTCTGACGAAGAGAGCGCAACACCAACCGGTGAGTCTGACGAAGAGAGCGCAACACCAACCGGACTTGCACGAATTGTTGACTCGCTGAACAAGAAACTCAATCCTCTTACGGAGGCTATCGAAAAAGTCTCTAATCCGCTTACCGAGAGACTGAACAAAATCCTTGGCAATTCGAGCGGTTCATCTTCTGATGATTCTGATGACAATTCTTCTAGTTCTGGCGGAACAATAAATGGCGCTACAGATGATTCTGGAGGAACTCTTAAAGGCGGTTCTTCATTCCCGAAATACACATTGTCTGATTCGGATAAGAAATTCATTGCGGGCGTTTCCTCGCAAGAGCAGAACGAGAGTGACATTTCTGCACAGAGACTTGAAGTTTCTCAGATGGCTAACCTCAATGAGGTTGAATATAATCGCGGTTCTACTGGAGCAGAACTTCTTCAAACACTTAAAGGCGGATGGTATGCCAAAAATTCACTCAATCGTGGATATAGCGGAGATTATTCATCACAGGCAATGCAAGCGGTTGAAGAGGTTCTTGAACAAGGAAAGAGAACTTTGCCAAGACATGTTACTGAACACGATTATTATGGTGACATCAATAACATGGATCTTAATCCATCGACCGAAACTGGTAAAAAGAATCGTAAAAACTTGAAACCCGGAACTCTCATCACAAACACGATGGGAGCTAAGTATCAGTTCTATAAATTTGCTGGTAAAGATGGCGCGGAAGGATATGGCGATCCATTCGGTTCTAAACCGCAATACATTGTATCTCCATATACAGAAGATGTCCCGTGGGGTTCTGGACGAGGTCGGTATGGTAGAGGTCGAACACTGAACGGCGAATTGACTTCTCGTACCAATATGCTGAATGAGATGTTTGGTAGAGGCAGAGCACAAGCAGAACAAGAAGCTCGTGTTGACGTACTCTCCGATACGATTCAGGCATATGGTAAGGGCTCGAATGATTCTGCTAATAGTGAAGTGTTGAGCAAGATGCTTGACTTGTTCCAGCAGATCGTTCCGATATTGAAGAACATTGAGACGAACACGGCGTCTTCTGCTACAGTTGAAGTTCCGTCAGCTCCTGGAAGAGGTCCAGATGGACGAAATTCTGTAAAGAAAGCACAACCATTAGGAAGAGTTGAACCAACTGCTGAAGCAGGATCGAATCGCAATAGACTCGGTTCTATCGTAAGTGTTGGAACAACTTCGATCGACAAGATCACTCGTCGGTAATATCTAACTCGACAAAATTATAAGGACAAATACCCCGCAGGTTTGATCCTGCGGGGTTATTCTTCTTTATGTAAAGGAGGAGATATACCATGGCGGAATACTTAAAACGTATCATAGTTACCGCGCCATTTGCTAATACCTACAGAGAATCTAGTGATGTAGAAGTTGACATTCGATATAGAGTTAAAAAAGGGTTCACATTTGAGACTACGGTTCAAGTTGAAGATGAGAGAATATTCATTGAAAATCCTGACACAGACAATCAGCTTTTAAGTGACAAATCCAAGCTTCCTTTTGGTCGTTGGATACCTGAAAAAGCGTGCAAAATTGTCGAAAAAATCGAGTTAAAAACAGGCGAAAAAAATATGCCCCCCTACGACGCTGATGAGTGCGATGTAAACATCCGAGTAATCGGTGAACATGTGCATATTGCAAAGTCAATCAGAGCACCTATCAATACCGTTGAATGTGTTAAAAATTCAATATTTGAATGTGATCTCGTTTCTTACTTGTCTATAGATGGGGTACAGATAGTCAGATATCACATTTCAGACTGCGACTACTCTGAATTGATCGGTCAGTGGATTCAGTTAGATAGACTGGTTGCAATCGATTATGAGCGAAGAGATCTGAAACCCGAACAATTTGTCGGCTATTCAATAGGGCAAGAAGGACCGGTTGACACATTGTTTGCAGAAAAGGCAGCATCGACAAATCCATTTGAAGGTTTGCCTGATCCATCTGCATTTGCACCAGCATATTCACTTACTAAGGAAGACGTGAATTCTCTTATTACTGGAGAAACCGAAACCCTAGCTTTTATTGCTGATACAAACCAAAAAACTACGCATGGCAGTAATGGACAGAAAGTATATTATTATTTGGTCACAAAGAGAAACGCAGATGGAACAACAGAAAAATGGGTGCGTTCAGAGTATAGCTCTGGAGGAAAGACATATATCGTTAAAAACGAAAAAGTTTCAGACGACACAACTCTGGTTGATGTTCGTATGGATTATGGCGGTATGTCAGAAGCATATGCAACATCTACGCAAAAGGAATATCTAACCAGTACTTACGAAAAGCAAATCAAACCCGGTGAAGAACAAAAAGAAGCTGCGGAAAATTCTGACGAGGAATCAGGAGAGCCTATTCCATTCGAAGATTCCTCACAGGCTGCAGAATTTGGCGGTGATGAATTTGTTGCCAGTATTCTAGAAGGTTATGAGTCTGTCAATCTAGCTGACGATTCTGGTTATCAACAACTTATGGACTTATATGATTTGTCATATGATAACCAAAGTCTGATGTCGATTCCACTTGACAGAATGAATTTTGTGCACGGCATCCCATTCCAGTTTAATACAATAGCAGATCGACGTAGAGGTTCGAATACGTGTTATGAAGCCGCACAACAGACGGACTTGTATGGCATGGTATTTGCCAGAGAAATCCTTGCTCAAGTTCCAATCGTTGTTTTTGTTCCTGGTAAGCCACAGTTCTTAACCAAATTAAAAGCAGGTTTCTTTGGAACAAGATCTGACGCAAAGAGCTCTGTTAAAGACCAGTGGATGCCTCTTATTTCAACCAACTCAAATGAATATTCAGTAGAAGCAGCACTCGCTAATATCTTGAACGAAGGCGGAGATTATGACTATTACACGATGGATGTAGACATGACCGGATATTACAATCATGTGAACATGTTGTGTAAAATGTGCGCTCGTAATATGGGTTTAACAGAGAACCTTCCGCTTACCACTGGAGAAAGAAATCCAATTCATATCAACTGGAATAACTACAACAAAGACGTTGATGCGAACTGCACGAACGATGCGATGCTGTCCGTTCTTGGTCTTGACCAGGGTGTATCGTTTGCATTTGATCCACAGTCTTCTATTACCGATTCGCTTTCTAATAGCACCACGGAGTCTCAGATTGCCGGTTTGTTGAATCAGGTATCTGCAACTGCACGTGAGCTTGGGTTTATTACCGGTCAAGCATCACAAGGCACTTGGACCATTGGCGCAGCTCCTGATGGAGTAGACTGGAATGAAATCGCGGCTGACTATAAATCTGGGGCAACAAACGGTAAATTCCCGGTAGTTGACTCTGTGGTTCGTTATATCAGTGGTGCAACGAATGGTCTGAACGTACGTTTTCCAGAGATTTGGAACGATTCGAATCAGACGAAATCGTATAGTTGCGATATGCATTTTGTCGCGCCATATGCTACGTCTCTTTGTGTTTGGCGTCATGTGTTGGTTCCATTCTGGCACATCTTTGCTCTAGCTGCGCCGCAATCAAACACGCATATTACCGTATATGATTCACCATTCTTGATTCGGGCATTCTCCAAAGGATATTTCAATGTAGAAATGGGAATTATTGAATCTCTGTCTTATAAACGTTTCGGAGACGGTGATATGATCACGGCTAATGGTATTCCGACGCAGATCGATGTTACAGTTGATTTCAAAGATATGTATCATATGCTTGCTATTACGCCATATCACGTTACCAATATGAAGCTGTTTTTTAACAATGCTGGATTGATTGAATTGATTGGCACGTTAAGCGGCGTGAATATGAACCGGCTTGGCTTAGGCGAAAGACTGTCGCTTTATGTATATGCCGGTGTAGAACGTGTCCGTTCATTGGGCTCAACTTTCATGCAGCATGTTCGTGACCGTGTACGTAATATTGCAGACTCTATTTACTATGGCGTCTAATAAATTGAACCAGGGGATATATATCCCCTGGTTATTTTTTACATTCTCACAAAAATAAATAGTAATACAAAGGAGGAAATATTATGGCAGAGATAAATCCGCTTGCGTTGAATATTGGCAGTGAGGTTCACGTTCTGATGATCTATCCGATAGTTTCTAATGCGTATCCAATCCGTAAAGATGATATACCGTTTTTGGGACCTATTTATAACGGAGACTCTAGCATCAGCAAAGACGGAATATTCAGAATCGATACCAGAAAAATCGAAGAAATCAAGATCAATTCTGACGCGATAGTTTTAACTTTGGGCAAAGTTTCAAATGCTCGCATTTCTATGTTTGGTAAACCTTTGGATAAAACACCAGAAAAGATTACACTTAATACTTCTCAATTTGGTATTACCGCATTTATGTCGTATGAGGAAGCCGAAGCTGCGCTAACCAAATACACTAGAGCAACGATTCCGATATCTACAAAAGATGTCTATTATTATCTTACCGGTAAGACTCGTAGATATTTGGAGAAGTTGGATTTTGCTCTTACAACTCCATCTGAAGCGATTAAAGATATCATGCTGAATAATCCAGGAAAGCTATCTGACGGATATCATACGTTCAATGAGTTATATGATCATCGAGCAGCTTTGTTGGTAGCATTAACACATCTACTTCCAAACCAATCTTGGAAATCTAAGCTGCATCATGATGGAACAATGTACGACAATATGTTTATCGTTGGTATTGATCTTCCGGATGGTCAGATTTCATATCATTATGATATTGATCCATGGTGGCACCGTTTTAAGTGTAAAGAGCTCGATCGTGCTCCTGAATGGGACGGACATGAACCGAATGATGTGATTGCAAGACTGTGCAACGTTCCTGCTTACGGATACGATTGGTTCAGTCAACCGACAGAAGATAAGTAAGATAACATACCATCAAACACCTAGAAAGTGGGTATGACAATCTTATGAAGATCAGATCTCGCGATTCATTGCTTTCAGAATATAATGATGCATATCCTCGGATCATTCAAGATGCAGAAGCCAGATTAAGACAATATTTTGATGATCACAATTTGAATTTCAATAAAGCATTAAAGAAAGCAAAAACGAAATTACAAACGATCATTGAAACAAGATCCTATAAAACGGTTCGAATCACAATGTATGAATATCCGATGAAAACCGATAGACCAAGACACACTAGATTTGGCAGAACCTATTCGCCGAATGCAAAAGCAAATAGACGTTATTTTGAAAAAGCGTTGGAGAAAGTGATACAAGATTTAAAACTGATCAATACTCCAGCTGCAATTCAAATAGATGCTTACTTAGAAATGCCAAATCGAGTTCCACCAGATGAGATTATTTTATTCGAAGCTGGAGTACTTAAAGTAGAGGACACACCCGATTATGATAATATTGCAAAGTGCTACACCGACATGCAATTAGGGAATCTAATATTGGATGATGATCTCTACTATAAAGCTATAGTGCGTAAGTTCTATAGCGTTTTACCACGAGTTGAAATAACCGTACGATATCTTGCAACACATGAGTCGGATTATGTGTTCAAGAAACTTAAGAACCGCAAAAGTATCCAGGACGCTCTTTCAAATAATCAAATTGAATTTGTAAAAATGAAGGAGCTGTAACTCATATGTCAAAGGATAGCAAACTGGCTTATAAGAACTATGCCATTGTCGCATCGTTCTTTTCTTATTTTGAAATGAAGGAACTTGGTGAAGAGATTTGCGAGGTTCTTTCTGAGGATAAACGAGATCTGAAAGTAGCAGAAGCACGAGAGTCTTCCGTAACATTAAAGCGGGATCGCAATCAGACGTTTACCGAAGACAGTATTCGAAATGCAACAGAAAAGGCAATGCGTCGATTGGTCGAAAATGACACTCGTATCTTACAGCATATTTCTGATGTATACGAGTTTGAATTTGATGCAAAGTGTATCAATGCAAAGTTCATTTCGGATTCGTTCGATTTCAAGTTTTCCGGCAGGAATATTATCATTGAAGTTGAGAGATAAAATGGAGGGGCTCTTGTGCCCCTCCATTCTTTTTACTTTCCGTTGTAGATGTTCAGCGAGATGTCACGAATCTCTCTTTCGGTGTACTTCTTAAAACCAAACGCATTCATGGTTTCAAACAGGCTATACATCATCATGGAACGATCACGAATCTCTTCCGCATTCTCTCTCAGAACAGTAGCAACAGACAAACGGCCATTTTTAGGAAGATTGCTGTCTACATCACGGATCGCTGACTCACTGACAAATGTAGTGATCGCATTCATCAGAGAAGTAGGACCGCGACGCTCTAACCGCATGACAGTCTCTTCGAGCGCCTTTGATTCACCAGCAGCTTTGGCCAGATCAATCGCATCCTTAATCTCATCTGACTTCTTGCGCTCGTCCAGCATTGCCTCTACAGAAGCCTTTGCAACAGCATCCGCAGTAACAGTAGGAGTCTTCTCCGCAAACAGCTTCTCGATTTCAGACTTGTCAGAATCGGATACTTCTGCTTCGTCATCATCAGTCAGTTCAAGCTTCTGCTCACAAGCTTCTTCTGCTTTCTCGTCTGCAATGCTCTCACACAGCTTTACACAATCTTTTACGAATGTAGTAGAATCGCAGAGCTTATCTTTGGTTTCTTTCATGGTGCACTTATCCAAACACATCTCGTCAACAAAGAAAGCTTTAGCCATCTTACGAGCCATATCAGCCTTATATGGATTGATGTCTCCCTGGCCTTCGCACTTGCTTTCATTCTTGGAACCGCAAGCTTCCATCTTAGAACAGTTCTCATCTAACCCATTTACCATAGCATGCAGTTTAACAAAGCACTCTGTCAGGAGAGCATTGAATGCACGGCGCTTATATTCACGATAAGAAATTTTCTTAGTCAAGATAAATCACTCCTTTATATTGCTGTCAGGTTTCATCGAGTTCAATTTCGATGTCAGTGACGTTAAACACTTCAGGAACATACTTCTTCACGTTGTCCAGAATAGATAAATCCGGTTTACGATAAGTGAATTCCTGATAGGTGGAATCGTAGTTGTCTACTCCCATGTATTTGATGGATCGTACTGAACTGAACGTTTGCTCTACTCCAGTACAGATATTCGAAATATACAGACTTGTGTCGATGATATAATTATCACGCATATATTCATAAATATACGTTCTAATGTCATCAATCGGAGCATCAACGCCATAGACTTTGAAACGAAGCTGCGGATTCAAATTTCGAATTGGTTGCTCGTCTTCCACATACTTAACTGTTCCGTCGTCATTCTTTTGAACAACTCCAGACTCATCTACTTCTGGTGTGGTACCGGTAACTGTGATATACTGAGACGGGCCATACGTATTAATGAACTTCAAGCTCACATCAAAGTCGGTGGTTCTGGTAATCAAATCGGTATACGTATTATGCATTCTGATAAATACTGGATACAGATCAACCAGATGTTCTTTGGAGAATTCGTATTCGATGAATGGAACTTCGTCTAAAATATAGTTGAACGTTCCTTCCTCCAAATCACGAACCTCTAATGCTAACTGAGATCTTGCATATTTGTTCATCTCAATCATCAGACTAACCAGATTGCTCGGATTTACATTATATGAATTCATCATGGTATATTCGTTTTTGATGTCCGGAACATACGAGAATATGGCGTTCGTATTGTTTGCTACTTCTGTTTCAGCGTCAGTTTTATACACCGCATAAACATCAATGCTGATATCCTTATAATCGATTGTGCTGTTATAATTCTGATCCGTACCATTCTGATACAGTCCATCAATGATGTGCAGCGTCTCTAATTCTGTAATGAAGTCATTCGTTTCCATTGTTGCAGTGAAAACAAAACGGCGTGTATTAGAATCATAAGACGAGATCTTCATCGGAAGATAAGCAGCATCTGCGCCTTCTCGTTTGAAGATAAAATACAGCATGATCTTTGTATCGTCAATAATCGCACCGGAGTTATCAACAATCTCAAGATCGTCCGTAGTATTCAATGCGCCGGCAATGGTGAACGTGTACTGATTTCCAGTTTCATCATCCAACGGATTACGAAAGATCTCAATATTATTTGCGATGATGTTATACGGACACAATGGATTGATCTCTTTGGTGTTGATATAGTGCATTGTATCGATCGTATTACAGAAATACGACAGCATGTGAGAGCTATTGATTTTTACCAGGAAAGGCAGATTTAATATATATCGAATATCGGTTGTGTCTGCATCTCGTGCAATTGGAGTCACCATATGTGTATCCGGATCTAGGGAGAACTTTCGATCTGCTTTCAACACCATGGTTTGCCCACCGTTTTCGAAGTAATCAAAGTCTTCATCTACCAAAGTAAGTTTCTTAGTACAAGCGGGACTGATCTCATCATTATAACGGAGCAGTGTATACAGATAGTACAACCGGTCTTCGATATCATTACGCTTCTTGATGATCTGAACATTTGCAGCCTGGTCATTAATGTAGTTCAGAATATCCAGCTCAGTCGTGATATTGTTACGCATCATTTTAGCTTGAATGAGTCGATGGCGAATATCCGCTAATGTGTCGCCATTATCGCCACCCTCAGGCGTTGTGATGATTTCTGCTGTAATATTAATTCCGGTATAGTTGTATGCATTGTCTTTATACAACGTAAACGTAGTAGCAGAGTTATCCACTGCCATACTACCTTCTGCTCCAAGCGTCTCCTGAATTTCCACTCGGATCATCGTGTTGACAGTAATGGGTAGATTTGGATTCATGAGAATGTAAAGAATATTTCTGTCGTCATCATTATACAGAATAGACTGGCTAACAGAATCAGTCAGATAATACTCTTTATCCAATGCTACATAAGTGTCACTGTTCGGTAAGCAATATGATACATCAAATCCGGCAAGATAGTCGTCATAGTCAAAACTCAGACCTTCATATGTGAACTGAAGCATGTCTGTGACGATCTTTTCTTGGATATTGTAGTTGACTTGTCGGCATCTCAACAGCAATGCGATTACTTCGTCACCAAGAGAGTTGCGATCTTCGAACAATTGCACATAAGAACTATCGGATGTATTTGTTGTAGTATAGACTGCAGAGAATACATAAGTTCCGTTGTTTCTCGGGATTGCCCGAACCAGGATGTCCGACTCAAATGTATAGGTTGCACCATTTGACACAATCGTAGAACGTTTGTCAATTGTGAAGGTTCTGGATCGATCGGTATTCAGTGTTCCTTTCTCCAGAATATCCTCTTTTGTGATATACAGAGTCGCATATGCTGTATATGGAGTAGCTTCATTCAAGCCAATTTCACGAAGCTTTGCTGTTTGACGAACGTGAATTTCATTGCTGGATAATTCTGGGCAATAATCTTCTGCTCGATTCTGTTCCAGAACAACACTGTCAACCCAAGCATGTGCCAGACTCTCTGTTAGATAACCAAACGTACTGACACGATTCTTATCTACATTTTCAGACAGATATTTCGGGGCGATTGTGTTTACCAATGTATTCAGTATATCACGCTCATCAATTGCTCTTTCTTTTGCCAAGTTTCATCACCCCTTTATTTAGAAATTATCGTTCGTGTTGTAAACGTTATTGTTGTATTTATCACTTGCTCTGGTATACTCTAACCAATATGTTTTCTGTCCATTTGGTTTATTGGAGCATTTTATGATCGGTCCTTTTGAGAAGACATCATTCAATACCATGCTACCATTGGATTTGATTCGAGTAGCATAATACCCATTCGCATCCGGATTATTAATGCTTAAACAATTGATGTCTGCTAATATACCGGGGTCAAGTGGATCTCGTCTGATGTTATATTCAAAATCGATTGAAACCGTATCTGGAGAAATGTAGTTATCACTCCAGCTAAAGTCAGATAATGGAATACGCCGCGGGAATACACCGACAAGCTCTTCCCAATAAACCAGTTCTCGTCCATCTCGTTTTGTTACCAAGTAATATAGAGATGCTGGATAATCCAATGTGCCATTCCAGATATCCCAAAAATCGATATCCAAATACTCTTCTTTGGTGATGATATAAATATAGGATGCCCAGAACCACATTGTTTTTAAGATAGATCGGAAACTGTCATTGCGGAAGTCGATCGAAATGGTTCCACCATGTTTATATTCCTCATTGTGTTTACCATAACGAATGGTGTGACCGTAATAAGTCTGTGCTTTCTCAACGGTTTTAATTTCAAAATCATTTACCGAGTACGACTTCGCCTTGTTAGTTACTATTGGAAGCCAACGACTCTTACTGAATCGACTGAGCATATTGATCATATCCAGATCAGCGCTCGAAGTTAAAAGACCTCCGGTGTTCGGAAGCGTTTTTAACTTTTCAATATTTGCATCGGTCAAATTTAAACAAGGCCTGCACATAAAGACGTGTCCAAGATATGCTTCTGGCATCTGTCGATATGGTGCAAGATTCGTTATATTAAATAAGGTATATGCATCCGACTCGGACATAGTTGATAATCCAGAGTCTTCAATATAGATAGGATTCCAGTGTCTATACACGTTTGATCCAGAAGTTGCCACGAAAAGTTATCCTCCTTTCCTGAGTAACTTATTGGAATGTTCCGGACCCTATTTTACGTAGTTTTTAACAACATAAGGTACAGTTATATAATTGATTTGACCACGGAAGGATGGTAATTTATGCATTATGAGATACACTCCACTGAACAGGATGTTGTTCGAGATTTAAATAGTATTACACCACCAGCGTCTGTTGATATGTCAGACGTATTTTTTGAGGGCGCAATTTTGACCGGTGATCAAATCCAACAGGAGATAGAAGAAGGCAATATTGAAATTGTTGGGTTTGATCCAAACAGATTAAATGAGAATAGTTATAATGTAACGCTTAGCCCGACGATTCTGACTTATAATCTGTTAGCCACAGAAGACTTTGTGATGGATATTAAGAACCCGCCGGATCTAGTCTCTGCTACTATATCAGAGCAGTATGGATACATTCTTCATCCGGAGAAGCTGTATCTCGGTTCTACCAATGAGATTATTCATTCTGATGTGTATGTGCCGATTCTGACTGGACGTTCTTCATTTGGTAGACTCGGTTTAAATATTCATCAAACGGGTAACTTCGGTGATCTTGGTTATCGTGGAACTTGGACGCTGCAGATTCGTTCGGCTTTCCCAACTAAGATTTATCCGAATATTGCCATTGCTCAGATCTATTTCATTCGTCCATATGGTAAGATCACGAAACTGTACAGTGGTAAGTATCAGAATTCGGATCAGCCTACACCTTCTCGGATCTATAGCGAAATTGAGCGCATTCGAAAATCAAATATAAATTATACAAGTGAAGAAAGCCGGTAAAATATTATATCTTCTCAATCTGTAGCACCGTAAGTTAAGTCGTTATTAATGTACAGTATTGGGAGGTAATATAATGAGCGAAGAAAAACGCGACAAGGATGGCTATATCATTTTAGAAGAAAATGTAGACGCAATGGTTGCTGACGTTTTAAGAATGAAAGCCGGCACTTCAAAATTCCAGAAACGTTATGGGAAGACAACTCAGACCGTAGCTGGAAACGCTGCAAAAGCGTATCAACAAACAAAAGACAAGTCGTTTAAGGATAAGCTGCTCAAGTTCCTCGGTTCTGTGGCCGAGATTGTTGTTCCAGCTTTATTATCCAGAATCTCCGGATTAGATCTAACGGTAAGTAAGGGATCTGGATTTTCCTTTACGACTTTCTTCAAATAAAAGAAATTGGGACCCATCTCGGGTCCCATCTTTTTTGTTTTATTGGGCTAAAATAACGCCCCAAACATTGTATTAATGCAATTCCTGCGCAATTTAGGATATGCACAAATTCCATTAAGAAAGGGTGTGAATGCGCGGTGTTTAGCGAAATTTTTGGATTTCTTGCTTCTGCTGGTAAGGATATCGCAAATAGCAAAAAGATTAATCTGAGCAACCGTAGAATCAAATCTATCTCGTCGTTCAGTTCGAATTCTATTTTTTATTTCCCAATTGCAACTTCCAATCAGTGTCAGATGGATGAAGTTACCATGATGCAAAGAGCTCTTGAGAAGCAGTATGCATCATTTATCGTTGCCTGTATAAGCCAGATTCCGTTTCATCGTGTATCTTCTAGCAACGCCTTTGCTGTAGATGAATATTTAAAGCAGTTCCATCAGAATATGGGTGTATCTCCTGGTTCTGATGTGTTTGCTAAAGCATATAATGCTGCATCTATGGCTGGTATAAAGTTACCGATCGAAGAGGGTGCGACTTTTGTTCCTGGTTCACAGACCGATATTGAGAACTATTTTGCTCGTATCTGGAATGAGTCTGTGGAGAATGATCAGGATTATGTAACATATCTGGTAGAGAATTATATCTCTTTGAATGATATGTACAACGAGTCCGCTACTGATCCATATGTGAAAGCGCTTTCTAAGACCTATCGAAATAGACTGGACGAATTAAATCTTTGGGGATTCATTGGTCCTAATCCGAGTGCGGCTGTTACGGAAGCCTGTGATGAACTTGGATATGAGCCGCAGGTTGAGGAAGGAGATTCTGATCCGGATGTTGCAGATGCTCCATTAGAAGAGCCGGAATCTGCAGAACCCGGTCAGCTTGTTACTGAATCTGCTAATCCAGTTGATCAGGTGAAGTTTACTCTTGAGTCTATTACGGACAATAAGATTCGCTCCTGTAAGAATCGTTCTAAGCTTCGTTCTATTGAGTCAAAGCTGAAGGGCCTCAAGAAGAAGTATACAGCATATTTGGTTCGCTATAAGAAGCGTTACGAGGAGAACGAGAAGGAAGGCACAAAGAAGAAGCTCATCATCCGTTTTAACAAAGAAACAATTGCTGATCCGAAAGCCTTCATGAAGGAATATGGTTCTTACATGAAGATTATCAATCGGAAGCTGAAGCTTTGTGAAGAGCGTAGAGAAGAACTTTTGAATCGTGCTGGTAAGACTATTACAGCAAATGAAACCGCTTCTGTTGAGATGTCTTATGCTGACTATACAGTTCTTGAAGCAGCGATGTCGGCTAAGGAGCGCAACAATATCGATACATCTCTGTTCGGCCTTCCGGAGAAGAGAAAGTATCCGTTGAATGATGCAAAGCACGTTCGTCTTGCTGTACAGATGTCCAGTCATGTAGCAAACGATAAGGAAGCGAAAGAGCTTGCTAAGAATATAGTAAAGCGCTGCAAAGAGCTTAATATCGATATTACTGTCTCTAAAAAGAATAAACTGTATGAGTATGTGCCGAAATCCATGCAGGAATCGACTGAAGTAGATGTGCTGAATGATCTGACTGAAATGGATGAAACGGCTCTGGATAAGCTGATCGAATCTATCGATACCGATTTGAATGCTTCCGATAAAGAAGTGTTTACTCTCGTTGAAGCTCCTGATTATGACGACTACAATGACCGGTATCAACGTTATCAGACTGAGAAAGACCGTAATGCTCGATTGTCTGATGCACTGAAGAATCGTCAGAGTGCGGATAGATCGAATAGAAGCTCTCGCGCAACTGGTTCTAATATGGGCAACCGGCTGGATATGTCTCGTCGTACTGGTAAGCAAAATGATTACAATGCAAAACCGTTTGATCATGAAGTGTTTACCAAGATGGATATGCAGAAATGCAACGAGATGGTTCCAACGTTCACCAAGGCTACGATCGGATTCATTGTTGATGAAACAGAAGAAGTAATTAACAAGGATCTTCTGATTGGTATTAAGGCTCAAGTGCATCGTGTAGATACTATGGATATGGTCAACGCGATTTACAACGCAATTATTTCCAAACGCGGTTTCCTGAAGTTTGTCAAGTTTATTTCTGGCGAGGAACGTTCTCTTGCCGATTTAATGCTTGGTATTAAAGAGCTGAAAGATGATGCATTAAAAGCGAAGTCATCTAACAACCGTTGGTCAAGTGCGTTTAAACATCGCAAGAGACTCTCCAAACTCTCCATTCCGTTTATCATGAATAACTATCTTCCAAATGGAACGATTATCATGACGATGAATGAAGTGGAGTATATTAAAGCAAACTATGGTGTTGATGTTATGCGTGCGGATCATTGCAAGATGATTATGGATACCAATTTCCTGCTCGGGTTTGTTATCCTGGATCAAGCAAATGAAATTGCATACGTGATGTACGACGGAATCAATGGCGGCCAGTTTGCGCAGTATGGATATGCAGCTCTGGAGCGCGATCAGCAGAGATCTGACCGTGATATGAAAGAACTGTTCCGTATAATGAACAAGTAAAGGAGGTGAAACTGTGGTAGAAAAGTCAGATTACAAAGCACTGGTAGAAGCCGGTGTTAATGTAGATATGGCGCACTTTATGCGTCTTGACGAAGCTTCTCGTGTTCAAGTAACCGATAAGGTTATGACGGACATGTTCAAATTCATCACCGACAAATATAACTCGATTGATTTTTCGGAAATTGAAAAGTCAGCTGGAGACTATAAGCGTTTTAAATATGCTCAGTTAGTGGATGAAAATGTACAAGTGCTTCATAATATTTATGAGGCAAACAAAGAAAAAGACGGCGCAAGTAAGTTCCTCGATACATTGGACAATATCAAGAGGTGTGAATCATTCCTTCTCGATAAACGTGAGCAGTTCATGTATCTGTATCGAACCAATACTGGATTTGCGCAGTTAATTTATACCAGCATGGTTTCATCTATGGTATATGCAGTATCAGCTCTGGTAGCTCAGACGATTCGTTTTGTAACACTGGAAGACGATGATGATCTTTCAGTAGTATACGATGAGATGAATAACGCTGCAAAGAATATTCATGTGAAGAACGTGAATAACGCAGCCAATTCTATTCCTCAGTTTAGCAAGTATATTGATCTTGCTTTTGAGGATAAGAGACGCCGTCTGTCAGAGTCAGTCACGTTAGCATCACTTACCGCTGCTATCACTTCTAATCCAGCCGTTGCTGCAGTTGGTGTTGCAGCTGCAATTATTCTTCTGATTCCGAGGATCATTCCATTTATTCGAGAAGTGATTTATTCAATCTATTTTTCTCGAGTTAACATGGCACAAGCAATTGGTATCCAGGTTGAACTGATTCGCACCAATATTGAGACACTGGAAACCAGTGGTAGAGGGACGAAGAAAGTGATTGCACGTCAGAGGAGCATTGCAAATAAGCTGGAGAAGCTTCAGAATATTATTGCAGTACGTACACTGAATGCGCAGCCACTCACTTCTCGAGAGATCTCCAATGAAAATAAGAGACTCAATATTCCGAGAAACTCCGAGATGGCAAATTCATCTGCGTCTGGTCTGTTAATTTAAGGAGGTGAATGAAAATGTCTGTTCTTGATTTTTTCGTATCTAAGTTCGGATACATGGCAAACTCCTATTTAACAGATGAGAGCACTGATGTTTTAGTAGAAGCTGCTGGGGATGAAATTGCATTAGACAACTGCGTTGACAAGTGGCTTGCAAAAATCCGTGAGCTTGGCGCACAGGTTTATGATCTCCAGTTTAATACTGATATGCGTCCGGCTACAGTACAGGAGTTTGTTGCATTAAACGAACACATTCGGATCTTGTCTGATCAAATTGCCGATCAAGCTTGTTTTATGAATGCTTGTCACGAGAAGTATGCAAAATGTGGTGAAGATAGCGTTTATTGCAAAGTCCGGCCTCTTCTTATTCATTTCACTTCCCATAAGGGAGAATTGATTAAATGGGCTTCCAGCACGGGGTTTTCTACGCAGGCTCCAGAACTTCGGATTGTTTCTGATTTTTATCGACTGTTGTCTACGGTTAAGTTGATTGAAGCTGAAACTTGCACTGGGCTGTCTACACATATCGTTGATATTTCAGAGCTGTTGAATTTGCGGGATGAATATGCGCTCGAAGTGCTTTACTCGTACAATTCATTTAGTGATCTATTCAACGAGCTAATTGGAGATGCGACAAATCCAAGAAATCCATTTAACTATTCGTATTTGAACAATGGTGAATCGTTTATCAATTGCATGCTAGATGCAGCCAAACATAAACTCTGTAAACCGATGCAACCACAGGAATGTGATGATGTATTGTGTTTCAGTCCGTACAAAGCGGTTGCAAAAACTTCTCTGGATAACCTTGACGAACTGTATGGCCAATCTGCTATCAGTGAAACACTCTATTATCGGTTAACCAGAATGGCTTATACAGTTATCAATGCATTTAACATTCTTTGGTTGGTTGGGTGCACTTGTATGGAATCGGTAATGCGTCGTCTTAAACGAGAAGAAGCCGTTGACGCTGTTATCAATCAACTTCATGTAATCATGGCTGGAGCACAGGCTCAACAGCCAATTTCTGAAGAAGCTCCCGTTGAAAATGCTGTAGAATAAGCATATACGACGGTAACATCAAAATAAGATCTCGATAATCTTAACGACAAAAACTCAATTCTTTAATTTAATAAAGGAGGTTCAACATGGTTTCATTTGCGAAACTTGCGGAACTGAGTGCCGGTAATGTCGGTTTTTCCGGCGGCGCCGCAGTTGACACGATGCCCGAAATGGGTCTGACCGAATGCGCCGATGCTCTCTCTATGTATCTATATGAGAGCGCCATCGCTGACTATGAATATGAAGAGGCAGTTTGTGATAAGCTGTTTGAGGCTGCTATGGCTGCTATCGATGCGAAGGATGCTTCTCTGCTCGAGGCTGCTGTACAGTCGATGAACGAGGCTGATGAAGAGGCTCCTGCCGATGACGGTGGGGAAGCTCCTGCTGAGGAGAAGCCAGCTGAAGGTGGCAAGAATAAGACCTCAGCTTGGCAGACTATCCAGAATTTCTTTAAGAAGATCTGGGAGTTTGTCAAAAATATTGCAGCCAAGGTTAAAGTTTCTATTGATCAGTTCTCTAAGGATGGACCTGCATTCTGGGCCAAGTATAAGGATCAGTTTACTAAGTCCGATCGTACCGTCGACTATAAGGGAGACTGGTATGAATTTGGTGTTGAGGATGCGCCGGTTCTTGATCTTGAAGATGTTCTCAAAACCCTTAACGCAAAGCCTCTTACTGATGTTACTGCAGAGTCGGCAAAAGCCGATCTGGAAGCCATTAAGAGCATCGATAAGGAAGCTGTTGTAAAAGTCATTAAAGACAAACTCAAAATCGGTGCTGACGATGATTATGTGAAGTATGTCTATGGCAAGAAGATTGAGAACAAAAAGGTCTCTAAGGCTGACGCAGATTTTGTGAAGACACATCTTCTGAACGTCGATCTTAAGAGCGCAAAGCAGGCATATGACATTATTGTTACTTCGTCTAAGCGTAATCTTGACGTTGCCAAAGCGTCTATGGGCAAGGACAACGATGCTGGAGATCTGCAGGCATATGCTAAGGCGTATACCACAGTATACAATATGGTTACTGGCGAAATGAACAAGTTCTATAGAGCTGGTATTAAGGGTGTCAGGGCTGCAATTGCCCAGGCTAAGAAGACTGTTGCACTGGTTTGCATGGGCAAGGATTCTTCTGAGAAACCGGCTGAGAATAAACCGGAAGAAAAGCCCGCTGAGGCTAATGAGTCGATTGATTTCGACTTTGAGTTTTAATCGGGAGGTGAAAGAGAATGTTTAATCTTGAACACATGAAGTCCCTGGTAGAGGCTACCATTCAGAATGCTCCCGAGAAGGAAGAGCCTGAAGTTTCAATGACGATGGTAGAATCGATCGATATTCCTGGTGAATTCGGCGAGGATATGTGCAACTACATTGATGTGGCTATCACTGAGTCCGTCGCTGATATTTATGCGTATTCTGCTGATGCTTCCAGCATGCTGATCGAGTCTGCTATCTCCGCTGCTACTGGCAATGAAGAGGTTGCTCAGAAGTTCAATCTTCTGACCGAGGCGACTGCTGCTGGTATGAGGGAGCGCGTTGTTGCAGCTCTGAAGAAGATCGCTGCGTTCTTCCAGGGTCTGGCTACTAAGATCGCTACTTATTTCACGCAGTTCTTTAATATGACCAAGGGCTGGCTGAAGATCAACAAGGCTCGTGTAACTGAGAAGGCTAAGGAGCAGGCTACTGTTAAGGCAAAGCCGTGGAGCATGGATAAGCTGAAGAAGCTTGAGAATTGCTGCGACACTTCTAGCTTTACTGCTGTTGATAATATCCTTAGCGCTAGCCAGTCTGCGGATAGCCTTGAGAAGGTTGTTGTTAGCTCTCTGCTGTCTATTGACTGCGAATCCGTTAAGGGTATTCCAGAGTGCCTCAACAAGTTCATGGGTGTTAACAGTGAGGCGCAGGATGTTTCGGCTATGGATCTCCTGGCTGTTGTTGAAGGCGCTGGTCAGCTCGGTAAGAATCTGGCTAAGCAGGCTAAGGAGCTGTCAACCAAGGCTCACGCTGAGGCCAAGAAGTGGTCTGGTTCGGCTAAGGAAGCACAGTCTGAAGATCTTGCTACTAAAGCTAAGCTCACTGCAACTGGCTGGAGCTATGCGCAGAAGACTTTCACCAAGTATGCTACCTCTGTTCAGCAGATTACTAAGGCTGCAGCTAAGAACTCTATGAGTGCTCTGACCAAGTTCATCGGCGGCAAGGAAAAGGCTGAAGCTAAGTAAGAACAATTAAGGAGTCTTGACCATGACTAGGTTTACTATTTCATCATTGGTCGAGGATTCAGAGAATTTGGCTCCTCCGGTATTGGAGGAGCCATCTTTTTCTGTTTATACGCCTAATGATATTGTTAATCAAATGATGGAAGCTGCAGCAGATGCAGCTATGGACAGCTACAACTTTACAATATTAACTGAAAACGCGTTTATTGAATGCGATAACGATACGTATTATTACATTCAGGAGAATGCCGTTACAACTGTGTGGGATCGCGTTAAACAGTTTATTCAGAAAATTGTAGATGCGTTAAAGAAGTTGCTTAATAAAGCTAAAGAGTTCTTTGCTCGTATGCTCGGTAACACAGAACGCTGGTATAATCTTATACAGGAACGCTGGCAGAATGCAAAATCATTTAGAGGCGCTGTAACAGTTAAAATACCTCAGTATAGAATCTATGATAATAACTACGATCTGATTCTGAAAAAGATGAAGGATCAGAATACACAGATTCTTTATGTCGCAACAGAAGAAACAGGCCATACTAGTTATTTCTTTAAGATTGCCGGTCGAAAGCCTCCTGTGAATACAATAAAGGATGCTGTAAACTATGTAACCAATGCAATTAAAGAATATACCGAAGCCAAAACCAAAACTGGTAAAGTTCCTGATGGATTTGAAGAATACATCAAGACGTTACAAGATAGCGGAAACTCATATGCTAGCACCGATTCTGCTGTAATAGAGGAGCATATTGCTAGCAAGTTGAGTCCTGGCTCTAAGACGTTGAAAGATGCACTAAACGTATCAAAATCGGCTCTCTATGACAATGAAGAAGCGGTAGAAGCCGAATATGTTATGTCTCAGGGACAGGAATATATGGATCTGATTGCACGGGGCAAGGGCATCGCAAAAGAACTCAATGCTATTATTATGACGATCAATACAGAATTCAATCTTGTCAAAGCAAAGTGGGCTGCGCAACAGTCTGAGTTCTTGTCTTATGCGAATATCATGCATCAATTAAATTCGGAGAAAACCATTCCGAAGATCAAGCTGAAGAACAAAGGTAAGATTAAACGAGACCATAAGATTGACACTGCAGATTTTGATGTAAAGCGTATGGCACATGCCGGCGCTTCCTATATTAGTAAATACTGCGGCTATATTACTCGCATGCTCAGTGTTACCAGCAGGGCTTGTACACAACAATGCAACCTGTTTAACAAAGCGTTCTCTGGTGCACAGCGCGATGGTATGAAACTCTGCTCTGCCTTGATCAATGCAGCTGAACGTGATAATGCGATCTGAAGCCTGTCAGATAATCTGAAAAGGTTTGACCTCCAAATATAAATTATATCAATGAGCAAGAAGCCAGAAGGATTATTTTCCTTCTGGCTCTTGTATCTTTATATATAAGGAGGTCATCAAAGATGATCACACCAAGCAAAATTGATGGATTAAAAGAAGCTGTTGTTACAGCAGTCAACAAAGCAGCAAGTCACGATATTCTCGATGAGGCTGCTGTTACCGAAATGGTATCTACAATTATTAAAACTGTGCTTAATAACATGTATACGGCAGCGATGAATATGTACCGTAAAGCACAGGAGTTTTATAAATCTGCTAAGGAGCGTGTCGCACGTTTTGGCAGAACAGTCTACAATGATATTATGTCTCGTAGACAAACTAGACCATCTAGTCCGGTGTGGAATAAGATGGTGATGGATATGGCTCGACACAAGTCTGAGTCAGAAGGTTATGATGCTTACTTCGAACTCTATAAGTGGGATGACCGTTATATCGAGTCGCTTCCTGATAAGATGGAGAAGTTTGATAACCTCCGGTTTACAGTAAACGGTAAATCTGTTACTGCAAATACGGATTTATTAATTCAAATTCTTCAGGATGCTTTGGTAAATAACAAGTTTGATCTTGGAATACTGAAGCATTACGAAGAGGAGATTGGGTCGGAATATTCAAAAGTATTTCAGACTCGTTCTAATAAACCAAACGGTGAAGAGATTCTTCATCGTGCTGGCATGACAGACAAGCTTCGGTTTAATATCACACCGAGATTGGTAGAGGATATGATCCGAGCTATTGAAACACAACCAGATGTACTGTACAATATCAGCGTACAGTATAAGAGATTGGCAAACGAATATAAAGCTGCTGAGAAGACGGTAGATTCTGTAAGAGCTGACAATATAGAATTCGGCAAAACGAGAACGTTCTTGAATATGGTTCAGTCGATTCTCACTGCTAAGAATATCGTGTTTAATACGATACAGTCAGCGCACATTAAGATCATGACTTCCAGAAGCTCAGAATATATGAAACAGATATTAGCTTATGTAAACGCTTAATACATAAGGAACAAGCGGTGGTATCTACTGCCGCTTGTTTTTTTTGTGCTAGGACATGTCAATATAGAGGTTAAAGCTTCTATTACGATATACGAGGGGTGGATGGCATGAAACCGTTTAATATAAATATAGATTGTGAGCTTGGGGAACTTTCTGAATCTGCGATCTATAGTGTAGAAGTCATTCAGGAATGTTATTGTGCAATTAATGAGGGTGCGGGGGATGAAAACGTTCTAAAAGTTGCACAAAAATATACCAAGTCATTGTTGACATATGTACTTGATGTTGCGCAACAGATATTATCCAAAATGGTTGCATCAATGATCAAAGCATTTCATAATTATATTATTAACGGCGTTCGAGTAGCAAAGAAGTTCAAAGAGATCGTAATTCAAAAGATGCAGAAGTTGGATCCGATTAGCTATTCATATTACACTTATCCAGGTTTATATGAATACCCGATCCCGCTTAAACAATCCGTAGCCAGTACCAGAGAAATTATTGACTTATTTAAAACGGTTAAAAAGAACGAAGGTCATGGAACGATTACATTAGAAGAATTCGTTGATAAGAAAATCAAAGAGTTCTCTAAAGAGGTTCTTGGAAAACCGATCAATCCAGCTGACATTAATGCATACACAACGGAAGTCGCAAATCAGGTTATCCGAGGAACAGGCATTACCAGAACCGTATCCAAAGCAAATATCACGAAGTTCTATGAGGATCTGGAGAATACGGTAAAAGAAAAGAAAAAGATTTATGCAATCCGTAATGAGATCAATGAATATTATAAAGAGCTTCGCAAAGAGATCGATGCAATTTATAAAAATGATGAGAGTCCAAATCCTGCAGCAACGGATAAAAATCCGAATTTCCGTCAAACGAAAGTTCACATGAATAACATTGATGGAACAGTAACACGAATTGAAATGCAGAGAAATCGGCTCTTAAACTCTTATATACAGATATACAGAGCAGCCTTTACAGCAAAAATCAATATTATCAAAGAGAAAATTGATATTGATTCACGCGTTATTGCTTTGATCTGTAGAAAGTCCTCTATATTTGCTACGTTGAGTGGACACTAAATACTAAAAATAAATAACCCCTGGGAATAAAACCCAGGGGTCTTTTTTCGTTTTTAAACAAGAAAGAAGGGACTAGCCCCTATTGGGGCTATTAAGCCAACAACAAACAATGATACTATCACGCATAGTTAGGATAAATCGTCTGAGGGCGGACTTCTCGTTTGTCATTGTTTTTGTAGTACATTTTAACGTCTCACCACTTTCTGATTCCGTTCTTTCTATGCGTGCGCATCACCGTTTGCACAGGCTGTCACAATCCAAGAAGATCAGGCATTACACCTTATCTGCTCATTAATATGATTTAGATACGGTAGGTGTTTCAACTACGGAAAGTCGAAGAACAACAGTCGGTTCAAAATAATCTTGCTTCTTATTCAAAGTTGAAGACAGGTATTGTAAACGAAATATCTTTGATGCTAATTTTTCATATAGCGCATTTGTTTCTTCCACATCGAACCAGTAGTTCTTATATGGTTTGAAAATATCCAATGAACAATCCGTTGCCGTAAGGGTTACAATAATCGGATTTGCTAATTGGCTCATATATTGATCTACAGAAAGGTCATTTGTAGAACGTATTACTTTGATCTTCGGACTATTTGCGTCCACGGTATACTTCTTTACGGTACCATTCGTATCCACAGAAGTCAGCGTTCCAAATTCTGTTTGAGTTGTTGTAGCAGTATTATCTTCAACGGATGGATCATATGCGATATTGACATAGTGACATTTATTTTTTGCATCGTCACCGCTTCCCGTAGCAATCCACAAGGTATTATCATTGCTGGGAACTTTAAACATCACGGTGTCATAATCGCTTGTTCGGTTGATAATAATATTTGGGTTGTTTCTATCAATGCAATACAAATAGGTGTAATCGTCAAAGATAATCGCATCAGAAGACCATAAGCCATATTGTGTATTAATCGTATCGATATTACCAATGACATCGCCCATCGGAAGAACCAAGTTATCAATCGATTGGTTGACTGACGGAGGAGTAATGACACAAGTTTTCGATGGAATATCGCGCATACTAAATAATGCTAACACTGCAGTTGATTTGTCTGTATTCTTAAAGATCGTTGCAATTTCTTTATCTAACCATTGCACTCGATCTCTCTTAATTAAATACAGCAACTGAATTGCTTGTTCTGGATCTGTTTCATACTGACTGGTAATATCACCAGTGGTATCGTCTGCACCAGTAGCAGGAACAATATCGAATGTGTCATGAATTAACACCTTGGAATTGATTACAACCTCGTCTCCATCCATTGCATTATCCAGCACTTCCAAAGCCATTTTAGCAGTTTCCAGATTTGATTGTATTGCCTGCATGGTTTCTTCTGTAAGGGACACAGATAATTTGATAATTGGAAGCCGGCGATTCATATAATCATATTCAAACTGTATTACACCGATATGCATTGGATCGATATAAAACTGGCTACCAGCTGTGATAGTAGCATCCGTCACAACAAATCGGTGTTTGAATATTTCAGTGTATTCCGCTGTTGAATCTTTTGCCATCGTTAACACCCAACCCAATCTGCACGAACACTGACAACACGATAGCACCGCTCTCTTAGTACACGAATCGTGTCATCAAATTCATCGCTCCAGTCTTTTGTAACGGAAATATGCACATAGATGTTTTCAGATGGATCAAACTGTCTGCACAATGCTTCAGCAGCAGAATAGGGATCTGTTCCATAAGTTTTTAAATCATTGTAGTTCAGTTTTTTAACCTGTGATATTTCTTCGTCTACGGTTTCTAAATATTGTAAAAGATCGTTGACCGTGGATTGCGCTTTGATATGATTATAGTCGTACATATCATCCGGTCGAATTTCTAAAACAGAGCACATATCAAACTTCTCCTTTACATATCATCCCAATTCCAATATGATTTGGGTTCTCTTGCTTTGCTCATATTGAGATCGGTAAGATTTATAGTATCATCAGCCATTGCAATCAACTCATTCAATTCTTCTAATCCAGATTGATCAAATAGATTTACCAGACTATTATTGATACGAGCTTTTTGCGCGCTGGTTAAAGCAGCCATGGAGGTTCTCACATCGATTGCCTTATATAGTAACGTCATCGATTTTTCTTCCTCTAAGGCCAATTCCCGTTTTAAAAATCTCGGCAAGATCTCTATAAATCTTTGTAATGACGTATGAATATCAATAGAATCAGATTCTATCATCGAATCTAAAATTCTTGATCCTTTTACCTGTCCATTTACGCAGGTTCCTGGAATTGATTTTGATTTTACACCAGATAAAATAAAATAAAATTTCGCATATTCAGTTGTCAAGTATATCGGTTTATATTTTACTTTTGAGAAGTAGTTGTAGAAGAATGTGTTATAGCCAGATAACTTACTATCATCACGTTTTGGATAGATGCATAATGAATTTCGATCCATGATCAATGACATCAATTCATTTCTGCTATAATAGATATTGAACCCGCTGTACAATGTTTTCAGATATGCGATTGTAGTATGATCTTCTACTTGACGATTATCAATGAGAAACACGTCTTCAATATAGCTGCATAGTTCTTTCAGCATATCTACGGCTTGTTCTATAATCAAATTGATCGGGCCATATTGAAAGTGTGTTGGATAAAGTTTCTCATAATATGCTTTACCATAATAGGAAATCAAGGCGGTTTGATATTTTGGGGCTCTCCTGTTGAATACAATAAAGATTCGATTTGTTTTATGGAGTCTTGTGAATAAATACCTTCTATAGTGTGCTACGGTATTTAACGTTGATATTACCACATCTTTGATGAACGACCCAATATCTGTTGTATTTACATCAACCAGATATTCAGAACGATACAATTTATAAAAAATATAAAATCCATCAAGATATAGATTTACTGTATTATCCGGAATATGAACATCTTTGAACAGATCGTCCAGTACAGCGTATTTAATCTTGGCTGAGTTAATCAATAATGGAACAAGAGAGTCAATCATAAACGATCACCTCACAATACTATGTGATGTGATGTCAGGAAAAAATTCGTTTCGAACAGCGAAAATAGGGGAGAGGAATTAATCCTCTCCCCACATGTTTCATTTACGCGCGTTTTCTGGACAGAACTTCATCGAGGAAGTCTTCGGCAGCGGACTGATCGCAGTAATCCGTAAAGCTGTTTCTCGCGTTCCTGCGAATTACAGCTTCATATGTATGATTCGCAGCGATTTCTGCCTTACGCTCTGCGGCATAACGCTTCGACAGATTGATTTGTCGAATCGCACAAAGGACTGATACAATTGCAATAATCACCATAATTGCAATCAGCCATATGTTTTCCTGCGCCTCAATTTTCAGAATTTCCATTTCCATGTTTACATCATCCTTTCCTATACTTTTGATAGTTGAAATGAGGAAGTCGAACAATTCACCACCTTTCTATTCTTCCTCACTAATATAATTTATATCCAGCATAGGAACTAATTACGGTTTTTCTTCTTCCACGATTTTGCTCGTTCTGCAAGCTCACCAGTCTCTTGCAGAATGATATAACCGTTCTTGGTAACATGACCTTCTTCTCGTTTATCAATAATGCCAGGAGCAGCATTAAAGATATTCTGGAAGTTAACCGGTTTGTTTTTATCATCCGATGCTTTCTTTTTACGATAAGCTAAAATCAGTTTATCCATTTCATCATCGGTTAATGCAATTCCTTTACCAACAACTTCTTCTCCATCAGCTTTCTTACGAACGGTTCTGATCTCCGGTTTTGCAGGAAGACCGTTCCAAGATACTTTGGCAAATATCTTCCTGGTTCCATAACCATTATCAGATAGTGTTCCATACACTTCTTGGATATCGCAGGTGATATCGTCCTTCTTTATATTCTTAGCCAATTATATCACCATCCAGTTGGTTTAACCTGCTTTGATTTTTGCTCTTTCTTGTCTTTCTTCGGTGCCTGTTTGGTTTCCTTTTTAACAACCTTTGTCGGTTCTTGTCGAGCTTGTGTTTTGCTGATACTCGGGCGAACAATCAAAGCCTTATCCATTTCCTGCAAAGCCATTAGTGCTTTATCAGGATCATATCGATTTTCATCCAAATCAGAAGCTAATACAGTAACCGACATTTCGATTGGCAGATATTCATTGATCATCTCTGGATCAACATACTCGTTCATATATTGATTGCCACGATCTGCTAATGTGAATCTGGATACAAAATTCGGGTTGAGAATATTTACGTCCACAATAGTTGCCAGACACAATGCCGGCTGACCATAGATTCTCAATACCGGAACTTTCTTTTTCACATCTTCTATTTCGCCTTTTGCGTTAGTAACTGGAATATCACGAACAATCACTCGTGCATTCTCCATCGCTGTTCCAAAGAAGAGGTAGTTCTGCATCGCATCTAATTCTTTCCTTGGGAAATACGCAGACTTACCAGAATATCCACCATCGTCCGCTGCATAAGATGCTTTCTTAAAATAGAAGTCGATCCAAATTTCGGGTTTCATGCTTGTCACTTGTGCGATTGCACAGCATCCGATAAACCCAAGATCTTTGGTTGCGCTGATACCATGCTTTTGTGCGATAATTTCATGGATTCGAATTGCCAGCGCTTTGTTAAACGAATCCTCACCAAACCCCGGCTTAAACATATAGAGCTTTTTCAGTGGGGTTGCTATCTGTTTGAATTTCATTTTACATCAATCCTTTCATTGATTTCACATGTATAATTTATATGCAAAAATTGCGATTGCATACATTGAAAGAAATCATAGCGGGGCAGCCAAACACGACTGCCCCGCATACGACGGAAGATAGATGAGATGAAAGAATAAGATTTCTCGTTCGATACACACTCATTTTCATGTTGCGTTTGTACTATTTTACAACAGTGTTCGATACTCTGTTCCCATAATACTTGTCGTATTAGGAAGCGCAGCATAAGGAGTTTTGTTCAGCTCTGTCTGATAGTGAAAATCCGGATGTTCTTTATTGTACGAAATAATCATCTCGGGTAACACAGAAAGCATCTTTTCACGTACAGCAAAAATAGACTGATATATCTCACTCTTCTTATCCTGGCCCTTAGAGAGATACCGATCGATCAATTCAATTGCATAGTGCAGCTTGAACAGATGCTCTGGCAATACCGGATTAGCAGTAGCACAAGCATTGAATACACGGTCTAAATCTTTTGCAAGCTTAACCGTCAGTTCGGCAATACCATACTTATCAAACTTGATCGTAAGTGGAGTTTCGAACTTCAGTGTTGCTGCTTCTGTCATTGTGTTCCGGTGTTTTGTTTCCCGCATTCTGAGAAGTTTCGCAATTCGTTCTACTTCTTTTCCGTTGAACTCAGATACGGGACCACTGGTGACATACTGGGTAAATGTAGCATTCACATAAGTCTCTGGCGTTACCATACTCGGATCGGCAAAGTATTTTTTCTCAGAAGAACCAGCATTCAGAATATCCGCAACAAACTGACTGCAGAAGTAACGAGTCTCCGGATTGTCAGAAATACCGAGATAGTTCTTGAATAATCCGCTAAAGTTGTATTTAAACTTCGTCTTATTATTTGTGAACCACTCCAGCCGTTTCTTCATGTTGTCATACTGATCAGCAGTTACACATACTAGATATACAGCATAAGCCGTATTGTTTTTCTGATACTCTTCATCGTGAATACTATCCTGAACAAATCCTTCAATGTGTAACCCATTCTTCTTACCGAAGGAATACATCGTTTTCAGTTTTGGATCAAGACTTAGTGCAGCATGAGAGAAATGCGGTCCGGCTGCAGCACGAATAATTTTGCTGGACAATGTATCACTGTAGAATAATACTACATAAACCGGATAGAGTCGATCATTTGGTGTGATATCAACCTTGAACATTGGCTGTGCTTTACCACGAACTTTTACTCCAGGAATAAAGTTATACCCAAGATTCATATACTTCTTGACCATTTCTTCATTGTTTGGGTCAACCAGTACTCGCTCTGTTCCTTCAGCCAGTAAAGGTTTATCAGTACGGTTCAGGTTATCCATGGTGTTTAACCATTTATCACCTTGGTTGATATCGACTTCTACTCGATATGCATACTCTTCTCCATGATCAGCGACGTCTTCCAGTTCGAATTGTCCGCCATCCGGAGTCCAGCCATCATACCAGTGAATAGCTTTATTCTCTTTGAAGTTATTGGAATCGCCCTTGGTATCGTCATCGACAGAAGACACAGCAGTCTCACCGAAAATGTTTCGTTTGTTACTTGCGATAATGTCGTTATATGACTTCTCATGTCTTGGGCCCCAGGTTCTATGATAAACAAACGCTTCCATTGGAGAGCCGGTTCCAACAGGTTCCTGCAGCTTGTTCGTCTTTGGGTCGACGTAACGTTTCTGGAATTCATTCGTATCTAAGAACTCGCAACATTCCAAAATGCTGTTGCCTTTGATGGTAGCTATTGCGGCTACCGGAACATCAACGTCGACGGTATATTCACCAATAAATCTTGCATGACCACGACCTAGATATTTTCTTGGGATAGAAGCTTGATGGATATATATCACGCTGCTCTTAAGATAATCTCTTAATTTTTTACCAGCCGGGTTGTTATAGATAGCATAGACTTTTCTGCTAACATCTGTCATCGTATACAAATCAATTTTATCGTGTTTTTCAACAAATTTCATTGTCAGATTCCAGATAGCAAAAATAACTGCTAAATCAGCATCTTCGATCCAGAAAGACGACATTCTCGGTTTAGATAGCCTGGTGCCATCATTGTACGAAGTTGGTCGAACGATTGTGTGCTTCTCAGGAGAACCATGATACAGAATCATATCATTGAATCCAGGTTTAGTCAAGAAGGTTTCTAATGATTCGTTCATGTTAGAATCGATATCGAACAGTTGATACGTTCTTGATCCGATGCCCTGTTTTTCAGCATAGTCCAGAAGATCTTCGCCGTGTTTCTCTTCAATTCGCTTAATCAGATCCTGCCCATCTGATGCATGATATACCGCATCGATACAAGCTTGATCAACAGCAACAGGATCCCATGACGCAAAGATGCCGATATCGGCCATAGTTGGATCTGCTGGATGAGAGTCACAATCGCAATCGATAGATAAATTATTCGCAACGTTGATGTAGAGGACTGGACCCTTCTCATTCATGATATCAATGAATGTTTTGGATGCATCTGACATTGCTTTCAGGAATAACTCTTGCTCATACTTATCAAAGAAACCGACTTCCAATGTAGACGAGTTGCCATAAGTATGGATCTGTGATTTACCGCTTCTGGATGCAAGGCCAATACAAACGTTCTTCAATGCACCGCCATATCCAGCCATTGCATGACCTTTGAAGTGAGACAGGATCACAAAGTTATCGTAGTTGAACGTATTGTAAGCCAGTCTGATACTGTTGAGAATGTAACCATCCTTTACCGGAACAGAACGTTCTCCATCACCGTCCAAAACATCTACTGGAGCAATATCAGTGAATCCATGTGCTTTCATGGTTTTCAACTGGCCTTCCTTGGTATTACGCTCTCCAGCATATGCAGTTGTGGTATCACAAATAACACCATTCACATGATCACAGAGCTTGCTGATTAACTCTGGTTTCAGATAATTATGACCACCTGGTTCACCGGAGCTGATCTTAACCATCGTTTTACCATAAAGTGGTCTCTGAGCGTTTACAGTAAGAACAGATACCATCTTGGACAAAGATTCAGGTGTGATGCTCTTTGTGAAGTAAACGACCGAACCAGCGTCGGTAGCGTTCTCCAAGAAAGCTTCTTCTCCTGCTTTACGACGACGCATGATTTCTTTCAGTTTCTTATCGACTGATGCCTGATCATATGCACGGCCTTTACCAGAACCAAGATAGTAGCACCACGGATAGAACTGGAAATCATTTGGTTTTACCAGATTGGATGCAGTTGTGATAAAGTCACGACCGGTGCTCTTCAGAAGCATTGATACAAACTCACTGCACAGATATGCATACTTTGTCACACCATCTTTTTCTGGAATCTTAAACAGAGATTTCAGTAAGCCCTCATAGTTGTATCGTAATTTCTTCTGATTTGACACGAACCATTTCACTTGATCCTGAATAATCTTCTTTTCTTCTGGTGTAACGAATACTGTATAGATTGCATGTTTTGTCACCTGGTTATATGTATCACCAAACAATGACTCGTGAACAAAGTTGCCAATGATCGGATTGTTCGGATACATCTTACCAAAGGAATACATGTCTGTCAATGACGTATCAAAACTGATAGCAGCGTGGCTGTATTCATCTTGTGTTACCAGCGCAATCAAAGTTGACAACACGGAAGAGAAGTGGAACAAGCAAATGAAGATAGGAACATTACGTTCTTTTGCTAATCGTTTACGATCCTCTAACGAAGTTGTTCCTTCGTTCAAATCTGAGGCTGTAATCTTCCTGTATTCTGGATCTTTCTTGAGAGAGACTTGAACTTTTGGTTTTTCGTTCATATAATTCATGAACTCATTTGTATTCATACCAATGATCTTCGATTCTCCAGCATTATACTTTCGAATCTCATATCTAGCACCCTTGAGATCATACTGTTTGATCATCGTATTGATAACCAGGCTAATAAGATCTTCTTCTGTTTCAGCCTCATAGACTCCCTGAAGACGCTGATAAGATGATTCAAAATAGATATATTTACCAGAATACACCCTTATGATCTGGAATGTGTGCGTTGGATAATTTGGGCTCTTGTCAAACACGACGTAATACGTTGTGAATGATTTTATGCCCAACTTCCTAAATGCGTCATTTTGATATACAACAAAATCCCAACAAACTCCACCATTCTCTTTTTCAAAAGTTTTTGCATCCCGAACAGTATAGTTTTTCATATTGCCGAGATAATCGAATTTGTTAAGTTTCTTATTCAATTCAAGCAGTTTAGCAGTGGGATCTTCGGCAGCTTCATCTAACTCGTTAATCTGATCAAGCTCCGACAAATCTTCTGGCTTGGATGGAAATTCATGCGGAGGAATAATCATCGTACCATCTTCACGATAGATTTTCTTTTGCTGCTTCTTCGGTATGTTGGCTTCCCATTTTGCAGATTTTAGCGCGCGCTCTTCATCTTCTTTGTTAGTGCGCTGGCCATAACCGCCTTGACGCAAACCATACTTTGCCATAGCAGCATCACGTTCTTCACGACTGGAGATCTGGCTAGTATGCATAAACTCATCCAGAATCGCATTTTCATGCTGAACAAATTCGATCCAAGAAGAATCGTCAGCATTGTCACAAACGTTCAGATTAATGTAGTCACCCTCTGTGATATTTTCCGGAATAATACCAGAGATAGATTTAATTGGTAACATCTTAATCTCTTCTGGAGCTCGCCAAGCTTCGCCTTTCCATAACAAGTCGCTGTAGTTGTCAACCGATGGTCCCCAAACCTTAATCAATTCATTGTGACCAAATATGGTATCGATCGCTTGATACAGATAATAGTATGCTGGTTTATTTGTTTTCGTTTCTGATGTAGTAACGGCGCTTTCCGATAAACGGCGAATGGTCATGAAAATAACTTTATCAGATTTGCCTTCGCCTTTCATCTCACGGAAACCATAGTCATCATACATTTTCTTGGCTACTTTGTTATCATATGCAACAGTAAGAGAGTTTGCACCCATTTTACGAACAGCATAATCCAGCACTTGATTACCAAGACCATAGTTACGATAATCCGGAAATACATCAAGAGAAGTAATCCAGGTAACATTATCGCTTTCTTTTCTGGTAACAACACATGCAACCGGATCAGTTCCATCTAACCAAAGCACGCCAGTTGTATCAGATGTTGTTCTGACATGCTTTAAGAACGGGTATTTTGCTTTATTTGCTTTAATGTATTCTGGAGTTACAGCAACTTTACGATAGCCATTCAGTTTTTTCTTACCAGCTGGTTCATAATCATCAGCAAGCTGAGAAGCCATAGCTGATTCGACCAAGGCTTTCTCTGGATATTTAACCGCACCATCAAATCCATCAGGAGTGATAAAGCTTACCACAGCGGATACCATATCAATGATCTTGATAAATCCGCCCTTTACATATCCAGCCAGATTCTCCATTAATGCAATAAGCTGTTCGGTTACATTTGTAGCTGCGGCTTTGGTTGGAATCAAAACATTACGAACAAATAGACCAAATAAATCGAAACGCGTGTTCGGATTGTTCTTTGGGAAGAGTTCAATGAATTTCAGATACAGCTTCTTCCAGTCAATATTGAAAGTATATTTCTGTACTTCTTTTTCGTTGAACTTTTTCTTCTCTTTACTTTTCTTTCCGAACGCTTCATTTAATTCTTCCTGATCGATAAGTTCTCCAAAATCTTCATCCGTAGATTCTGTGATAATCTCATCCAGATAAGCATTTGAACGGAATACCTTTTCTGCGTTCTTTGTCTTTCGAATCAATACAGCTTCGTCAAATTCTGGGATGGTGAATTTGCCAAGATCAATAACATTTGGATTTTTGCTCAGATCTTCCGGAGAGGCCAATACGTTTTCAAAGCCTTCTACTTCATTACTGGAATTTACTACACCAGAAACAAATTCACTGCAGAACCACCGCATCTTCTTGGTTTCATCATGGTTCTTCGTGTTCTTACGTTTGAAGTAGTATTGGATCAATCCAATATCATTGTATTTATATTTACCAAAGTTATTGATAAAATAATCAATCTTCTTCTGCATCTTATCTCGGCCTTCTTTGTCTACGAAGGTAACGAGAACACGGAAATGTCGATTCTTTGTGTATTCGGGAGACCAAATCGATTCTCTGACAAATCCAGCAGTGAAGAACTTAGCTTCATTATATGGAATATCGGAGAAGCTGTACATATTATTCATCGTGGGATCCAATGCAACGGTTGCATGGCTATATTCTGATCCAGTTGCTTTTCGAATCAGCTTACCAAAGTTGGTATCGTTAGAAAACAGTATGATGTAAACCGGATATAACTCTCCAGTTACCTTAGCTGCAGCTTCATTCACTACAACACTTTCGGGCGGATTTGTTCGAACCACGGGTATTGGCTTATCTGTAGGAACGAATACGGAACCAATTTCATATTCTGTCATACATGGATCAATGTAAGCGTATTTAATCGGTTCCAGAGGTGTATATTCGTAAGTCTTTTTATTCTGTAAGCCCGCTTTTTCTTTTGGGACTTTCTTCTTTAACGTGAAATAACACATTTGCATTGGGTAGCAATATTGTCCAAGCGTTTTGCTTTTGAACGACGGCCTAAGCTCTTTAATATTGCGTGCCATTGCAGAATGACATAGCATCGTATCTTCTGGCAATTCAATGCGAACCAAACCGGCACTGTATCGAAGCCTGAACGTATATTCTTTCGTTACCGGATTTGTTATGATGTCCATCTCTTCGATAACAGTTTCTAATGGATCCAGTTGAAAGAATTCGCAGATAGCATCAAAAGATTCCTTATATTTCTCATAATCTATCGTTGGGCTGGACAGCATAGATTTATGAAAATTGAATTTGTTTACCTGTCTTGGGGTAAGAGTTTTTTCGACAGTAACCTTTGAATCTATCTGTTTGCGGAATTTATTCCAATTGCGTTTCAATTCAACAAAACTTTTGAATTTATTCATGTAGTTACCAATTGTGTCAAGAACAGATTCATCCATTTCATCATCTTTATCATTATCGATCATTTCTCGATAATATCTGTGTAAAAAGGAACCGATTTCATTGCCGGCTTCTCTTGGAGTATAACGGTCTGGCATTTAAAACACCACCTTATATTTACTTATTAGAATGTCCCGGGTGTGCAAAAAAAGAAGAGCCGAGTATTAACCCGGCTCCTCAGTTTTAATCAGAAGATGAAATGACTTGTAACCGAATTCTTTACGGTTTCCAGCGCTGCGGTATACGTTCTATCCTGCGGAATACCTTCTTCGAATTTATCGAAGTCTTCGACGTAAAGTCGAGTCTGTTTACGCAGAATTCTATCGGCACTCTTCACACCTTTATAGATTGTGCTAGTAAGAGCCTTGTAAGCTCTCCAATCTGTATAAAGCTCCTTTTCGCTTAATCCAAATTCAAACATGGAGTTTTCGGTAAATACTGTAGAACCCGTATGGGCGTCGACAGCATGGAACAATTCATGCGTCAACGCGCTATCAATGAACATCCTCAGGATGCGAGTGTTTAACAGGCAATATCCATAATACTCTTTCATCGTTTTAAGCGACACTCTTATACGATCGTTACCTTTGTAGGTTTGGGAAAATGCGAAATAACTTTGCGATACTGTGCAGGTATATACAGCAATCTGTTCATGATTCCCGTCTTTGCCCAGATCCGATTCGCAGATGAGCGGGATATTGCTGATATCCACTCCGGTTAAGGCTTGCACAACCTTTTTGCAAATCTCGTAACGCTCTTTGATGAGAGCTTCAAGTTTTTCGTCTGCCATAATCTTATTCGCTGCAGATTTAACCACGTTTTCGATAACCTCGTAAGTATTCTTTTTCATTTTTATTATCCTTTCTTTAAATCAAATTGTGAGTGTTGAAATTTATTGATTCATGCTATCCAGCATTTTTCTGATTGGAGTAACCATAACAGACATTTGTACACACATATTGAAAGATCTGGAATATCCCTCCATGAATGTTGTAACGCATTCATAGAATTTTTGAATGGACCCTGTGGGTAATGAATATATAGATCCAATTGTTCGCTTTGTGTTGTTTAAAATCTCATCAAACGGCCTACCACATTCTATATCGCGTATAATACAATTCGTTAGGTTTTGTGCAACGATATTATTTTGTAATGCATTTGCCAACAGAAGACATAAGGTTTCTGCGCCTTCCTTCATAGCAAATCGAGACAATTCGATTGCTTTATCCGCCTTTTCTGCGGCCTTTTCTAATTCTTCTTTGTTCATTTACATTATCCTCCATTTAAATAAAATCCCCCTCGTTTCCGAGGGGGATCATATGTTTATTTATTATTCAAACATGGCGGATCTTTCTGCGATCTCTTGAAGTTTTGGAATGATGATAGCATTTATTCGGATGATTGCTTTATATGATTTATTATAAGACGTTGCATATTTCTTCATATTATTTATATGCGCATCTAACACAATGCGATCTATCTCATCCATAACGTTCTTTGGTTTCCAATTTAACACAACTTCATCTGTTATTATTTCTCCTTCCATCACAATTTTGTCGATGATATCGTTTACTTGTTCCATGGCAAATTCTTGACATTTTTGATATCCAAAATTTCTTGCGTTCCGATTGATCCATGATGATAATCCAAGGATCATTTGTATCGTACATTCTTCCATATCATCCATAAGCATTTTACGATATTTTTCACATGCAGATATCAGATATTTTGCCTCTTTTGTTGTCATTTTTCATTGTCCTTTCTATTGTTTGATAGTTGTAAATTATTCTTTTTGAGATCTCCTTTCTATTATCTCATTAATATAATTTATATCCATCATAGCAATAAAAACGGAAATATTTCATATTTACACATCATAGCAAATCAAGCATAAAAATCCCCCTCGTTTCCGAGGGGGGATCATATGTTTATTTATGGTTCTAATACGCTATCGTTATTCGGTTTCCCGTCTTCTCGTCCGAGCATGGATGCCAACTTTACATCATCAAACCCGAATACCAGATCGTTTAATATCTCGATTTCTCGATTCAATTGTAGTTTAGATTGTGATTCATCCATAGGATGCCCATCTGGACCATTCATAACAAACTCTGTTAAGTCAAATATGGACTCTTTCGGGATATCGCTGATATGAATCATTTCTTCTTTGTTTGGACAAATGTTGATCATAGCATCATCTATTGTCGGCATTTGTGAAGCTGCAGCCATCAGTGTTCGAAATTCCACAATAGATCCATGACAATATCCATATGGATTGATATGCTTATTGTCAAATCGACTGAACTTTTTGTCATGAAGATGTCCATGAATATTGATAATATCCATATTTTTCGGAATGATAACGGGTTTATGGGTAAGAAGAATTTTCTTTCCAAATGATGCTGCATCGGTTACAATATCAAATCCAGCTTTATAATATGACGAATTATCCATGGTATCATGATTACCTTTTACCATGACCTTATAACCACGTAAGCCTTCCATCATATTAATCAGCTTTGCTTCGTCGCTAAACCCTTTGCAACATAAATCGCCGAGAAATATAAACAAATCAGATGGTCCTACATAATTCTGATATTTGGCCAATATCTTATTTGCATTTGGACTAACTGAATATGTATCAGTTTTGGCGGTGTAATCAATTAAGTGCCAATCGGAACCAATCCAAATTGTCATTTCTCTAACTCCTCTATTTTGATTTTATTCTTCTTATGATCTGGATCCAAATCGTTTACAGTATCAATACCATCCTGATCATACAATTCTACAACACGATACGTTTGCGGCATTGCATTCTTATGGGCAGCATCAAAGTTTTTATCATCCATAACGCCTTCCAATAAATGCACAATAACCGCTTCGTCTGGAATAGGAAATTTCTTTGTGTTGAGATATTTTGCATATGGATGATCGATGTTGAGCGAGATCTTTGGTTTGAGTTCATGATACAGTCGATTTAGATTTGTTGCATACTCATCTCGATCTTCTGGATCAACATTCACGATATTATCCATGGCATATTTAATACTGGTTTTATCCAGAATCAGATATTCATTCTTATCCGGTAACAGATAATAATTATGAAGCGACTCTGGATCTAACTCGGATGCTAACCATGCCGTTAGGTCTTCCTTGGATATTAATTCAGCAGTATGATCTTCTACCATAGAACCAATCATGTGATCGTCAGCGCCATCTTGGTTTTCTTTAAATTTATCATCTTTCGGAATCAATGATAAAAAGCTGATCAAAGCTGTTGCACAATCGTCTTCTGAATAGGGGTTGTCCAACGGATCCCAATATAAGTCATGTAACGCCTGTGCTTCTTTCATGTAAGCGTTTGAATATTGCTCTGCCTCCTGCATCAAATCGTAATGGTACATGACCAACATCTTCCAGTTATTGATCACATCAATGGTAAAACGATGATCATCCTCACAGCTTACAATGCTTCCATGCAACCAAGTATCAAGCAAATCGTTCAGCTTATAACAGAAGATGATATGCGGGAAATCAATATAGGAAGTTTTGTACCAATTCGACTGACGATTATAGTGTACGTGAATGAAGTCTTCCACAGCTTTCTGTGTTTCATCCGTCTCATTCTCAATATAGTTTTCAATGACCTCTTTGCAACCCTCTTCCTCTAACAATCCGCCAACAGAGCTGCATTTACGAGACACATAGTTGTGAATCTTAAAGGATGGATAGATGTTATCACAGAGTAATGCAAGATTCTTGTTTGCTCTGGATTTGAATGCGTTGATATACTCTGTTGGATGAAACATCATCGTGTTATACAATGTGCTGTTCATAGAGAGATGGCTCTTTATGATATCTTTCTTTGTTGGTTTTTGAGGAGCATCGGTAATTCCATAAACATCGATCGGAAGATGCTTTACATCAACCGATTCAAAGAAGCCGAACTTTTCTGCGGCTGCGGTAACTCGTTTTGCAAAGATGTCTTTATATTGTTTCGGAACAATATCAACATGTCGAGCAGCACGATGGATATTCATCACGGAATCCAATGGAAATAAATTCAACTGTGGTATGGCATATGGAGATGGATCATCTACTGATGTAACAGCAGATTCAAATAACGAGTCCGGTTCATCTTCTTCATAGAATCCGAGTTCATCATCGGTATCATCACTGAAGATAATATCAGAGAAAGACTTATCGAATACTGTTACAGGTTTTGGATCCTCTGGTACGATATTATATGGGATATCCTCGTGTTCCTCATCAGATGCAATCCCATCCGAGTTTACTTTTTGCAAAGAGATAGAACCTTTGATCGGATTACTAACATCGGAGAAATCCGGATTATAAGACAACGCTTCGTTTACGTTGTTATTGAATAAGCTTCTGTATTGTTTTGCGATAGGCAAGATAGAGGTCAGCTTTCGATAAACACTCACGCTTTATCTCCTCCTCTTTTCAGGGTTCCGATTTTAATGAAGTCACTCAATCCATTATTGGTAGAAACAGCTTCATCAAAATGATAATTTATACTATGATCATCAAATACTCGTTCAATAAATAATAGACCAGAAGTGCTTTCAGACATACATTCATTTTCTGTTACATCGATAATGCTTTTGATTACATGATCGCTATTTGCTTTCGATCCAGCATATCGATACAGTTCAAGTTCTTTATTGTCCAACTCCGGATCTTCAATGGTTGTTTCAATCAGTGAATTGCCAGAAGACAAATACAGTTTCCCAAACATCGCTGATTCTGAAATACCTATACCAACTACTCGATGGAACATCTGATCTTTCACAACAGCCACATGTAACCCAGGATAAGTAGATTCCTGAAATGGCGCGTCATCTACATTTGCTATACATGCAGACTCTGTGATTGTGTAGGTTACATTCTTCGTTACAGTACGAGAAGTTGGTTTTCCTTCCGCGACAATCTTTGCAAGAAACTCCATAAATGGGCCGTACTTTGCATCAACAATCTTGATGTAGTTGTACTTTGTTTGCTTCTTTGCCGCAGCTTCTTTATACTTCTCTTTATATGCTGTTTCTTTGATATAAGCTGGATTACTGTTAGAGCTTTTAATCTCAACCAAAGCATTATAATCCGGAAGATAGAAATCAGGAATATAAGTCCTGGTTCTTTTGTCATGCTCGTCATAATACTCAATCTCAATTTGGTGTTGATCAGCAGATAAAATCATATTAGAGGTAAACTCCAGCATGGTATCGAGAAACCATAAGAAGTTCTGCTCCAACTTTGCAACATAGTCAACCTTACCACCATCAGTGAACGTATATTGACCAGCGATGTGGCGATGCTTTAACATTTCTCTCTGTCGATTCATATCGTCTAACAGCTTTGGTTTACCGTAGACACGAATGTTTCTTTCGTCTGCTTGTGCAGCAATGCGCTTCTTACATTCTGGGTTATTCGAAATCTTATACGGCTTACCAGTTTTATAGTTCCATTCTGTTTTCCTTCCGCAACCACACTGGCAATAGGAATACAATCTTCCATATTCTTTAAAGAAATATGCTTGATATGCATCCATCTTATCGTTAGCCAGTTCTTCCGCATGCTTCTTCGTCATATGCGTAATGACATCCGGTTTACGGCTAAAGTATTTCCCACAATATACACAATGAGGCATATTGGTGTTCCTCCTTTACATATCTCCCTCTCGCTTCATCTTTGGTTTAGGAGGAAGCATCTTGGGATTCCATTTCTCATAAAATTCTATCGTACGAATCTCGTCGGTTCGTTCTTCATCATACATATGACAAACACCGTTGTCATTATAAGAACACGAGCTGATATTACAATTGATAGCCACGAAACATCACCTCAAAATTAGTTAATGTTATTAAAATGTCCCAGTCTAGAAAAATACCAGGTTGACATGCAATTATAATATCACCTATAAGGAGGGTTGGTATTGGCTACTCGTGATATTACATTTCGCACGGATACTTCTGGAAATCCCACTATCTCATCAAATTTGGATTATTATTTGGGGATTGTAAATATGCTGTTCAACATGATTCCTGGTTATGATCCATACAATCCGGAAATGGGATTAGATATTGCAAAGTATCAATTCAAAACCGGTGTACGAGGAGAACGGGACACAGAATACGAATTAAAAATAGCAGATCAATTTGGTAAATATACTGACCTACATATCAGTACGCCAATCGTGCAGTTTGTTGATGATGGATGGAAGATCACCTTTCAAATCTTGACAGCTTCTGCATCTTATACTACGTTTGTCGGTTATAAAGAAAACGAACTGATAACGCTTATTGATAACGCATAAACGAAAGGGTTGAAATGAAACGTATGGAAACTGGAAACAACTCGCTGAGTGATCTGATTGGTACGCCGGAAGAAAACGAAAATAACGACACCAACATGCAGCAGATTGCAAAAGATCAGGTCGATGCATTCTTCTCTGGAATGGGTCGTCCACAGCCTGTTACGGAATCAAAACCGTCTGAGTCAATTACGATTCAGCAGGTGTCACAGGAAGAGTTTGAACAGGGAACTGTCATTACAGCTCAGCATATTAAACAAGAAGCACTGGCCAAGATAGATGAACAGAAGAAAGAGGATATGAATAATGTCCTTAGTACGCTGAAAAAGTCGACAGATGAAGAAGACCGTAGATTGAAGGCACTTGATGACAAGGGCGCTGAAGTTTATCAGGCGTTTGCATCAGGAGAAGCAGTACGATCTAAAGACGGAGAGACAGTAGAGATTAAGCATGATCAGGATGACCTGCGTCGTTATAGCGGTGATCCAGATTATAAGGTTATTCCGAATGAAGATCTTACTCCTGTGTTTGATGAAGACGATGATTTTGAACCCGATTCAGAAGAGCCAAAAGCAGACGATGCAGAAGACTTGGACACAGAGGAAGGAATTAACCATGTGCTTGCTACATCTCCATCTATTACGTATGCTGATGATAAGTCTGATGTAATCAAGGTTCTGCGTAAGAAGCATATGCGCGCAGAGCTTGTTTCTACTGGGCGATTTGAATCAAAGACTCTTGCTGATCAGGCGTTCATGAATAACGCTGCTAAGTTTAAAGCAAAGAATTTCAGAACAGTTCGTGTTCCTCTGGTGAACTCTGGCTTCAGCATTGACATGGTTGGCACAGGTGCAAACGATCTGATTATGCTGTATGATAACACCGATCAGAGAATCAATGCAGCAGACTATGAGCTGAATCGCATGAGAACCATGATGAAGTCTATTGTTGGCAGTGATCCAAAGGTTGCTCCCGGTGACATGAAGAACCTGATTCATCACAGAGACTATGTCATGATGAGTTATGCGCATCTTTGTGCTACGTTAGATGAGGTTGTTTTCCCGCATACTTGTCCGAAGTGTAATCATACTTTCAAGATTAAAGCAAATCCTGCTGATATGCTTCTGAATGTAGATGAGCTTCGTCCTATTATTGAGAAGATCAATGTAGCAAAAGATCCACGGGAAAATTCTCTGATGGCTGCTGAAGTCAAGATGGAGTTTGACTCTGGTTTTGAAGTTGTCGTTGGCCATCCGTCTTATTATGATGAAGTAGTTATGCTGAATGCACTGAACCATTATCTGCAGAACCTTCAGCCGATTGAAGCAACTCCTCTTGGTCATATGGCAAATACGCTGCTGTACATTCGTCGTATTACTCTGCCGAACGGCTTACGTGCTGCCAATGTGTATCAGACGTTCCAGGCGTTGCGCTTAATGGATTTGAATGAGTTTGATCAAGTGCGTGATGCAGTAAAAGAAATTATGGACCAGGTTAAGGAAATAAAGATTGGTGTTCATGATGTGGTTTGTCCGCATTGTAAGGAGACCATTCCGGAGATCGATATTGATAACGTGAGTGATCTGATTTTTTTCCTCACCATGGTTACCAGCGCGGAGAAAGAAGCTATGACGAAGTCTCAAAAGACTGGTTCAAGCAAATAAAAGATTGCTTAAAGACGTATCGTGACTTACAGTACAATATGTTTACTGTCATGAAGGAAATGTACACATATGAAGAAGTGGGTCAGATACCATTAAGAGATCTTTTCAGCTTTGCGAATTTCCTTGCGCCGAAGCAAAAAGAAATAGCAATGCGTCAACAGAAAGATGCATTAGAAGCAGAGCTTGCTGGTAACAAATCTCGTTCAAACAAGAGAAGGTGAGGACAGTTCGGTGAAACCTAAAATAACACGATCAGATTTCCTGGTAAAATTCTTTACTGGTGAAATCACTATTGATGACATCGGTACGGTGTTTAATGCATATCCGTATGTATACGGAGCATACATGCTGATCAAACCGTTCGATTTGGATAAAACCGAATTGGTCCGTGCCACTGTAAGTGAAGATTCCAGCAGAATCACATTGACATTAAGTTCAGAAAAGCTGGCTAAGAAGATCAAAAAAGAAGCCGCGAAATCCTACAAGTTTTGCGGTGAAGAAGAATATCCTGTTGAGTTAGACACAAAGGGTAAATTCTTAACAATGATTTTCGAATAAAAAAGAATTGGGAGGGCGAGTGTGCCCTCCCTTCTTATTCTTCTGGTTCGATCATCACATAATCTTTGTGTTTCTTACCAGATAACTTACCACCAGGGAATACGATATATCCAGTATCCACTGCAGCTTTCTCATAGTTCTCCGGATTATGTGTGATAACATATGCTGTACCAATACCAAGAATCTTCATGGAGTTGACCAGAACTTCTGTTACAATCTCTTTATTGGTTGGAGACAATGTTGCATCAAATTCATCCAGAGTAATCGTAGAATATTTATCTACCATCTTACTGATGATTGCCATGCTGATCGCTGTTGCTACCGTAGCTCTCTGAGAAGAAGATGCAAACGAGATATCTGGACCGCGATTCCCATTGAACACATATGGCATAAAGAAACTCTTATCTGTTAACTCGAACGGTTCTAACATTAAATCTCCGCCAAACGTATTCTGCAGTACTTGATTTGCAATCAGATTAATCTCGCTCATATAGATATCGATTGCTTCTTTCCAGATGCCTTTTCCCGGCATAATGATAGAACGCATAATATCTACAACCATGAAGTTCTTTGTCTCTCTGGCCTCATCCATCTTCAACAATCCTAACTGACGAAGCATATAACGAGTCTTATCCAATGCTGGTTCATATTCTGCAATATGAGCATCACATGTTTTGATAACCTTTTTATATTCGTCAATTTGTTCTTGAATGACGGAAAACTCACCGACTGTATCAGATAGGTCTTTATATTCCTTCTCTGCCGCAGTATAATCTCTTAATAACGATTCCAAAGAACGACTTAATTCACGAAGTCTCTTTAGTTTGGTAAGTTTGTCTAACGCATGTTCTTGTACATCTTTGATGATGACAATAGATATATCAGAATCTTGATAGTTTTCTTTTGCATCTTCTAATTTATCAATTGCCTTCTGCATCTGACGTTCAATCATATCCTTGCCAACTTGTGAGCTTTCAGCCAATCGAATTTCGTTGTCGATCTTACCAAGCTTGTTATTGACAATATCATCATAGACCTGTTTCTCTGATAATATCGCGCACACTTGCTGCAGATGCTTCTGCATTGCATCATATGTCTTTGTTCCACCACTGGATAACTCTCTGACAATCTGATCAATGCTGATGGTAGAAAGACTATATTGCTGAACCGTATCTTGCAATGATTCTACCAGTGTTTTGAACATTTTGTTTTCTGCTTTAAACTGTTCTGCTAATTCAACGTTTTCAATCTCCTGTTCCAGCTTTTCTAATCCTTTTGACAGAAGTTCAATTTGTTGATATAAAGCATTTAACTCTGGTTCAATCTGCTTCCATTGTAATGCATCTGCAATAAATGGGCAGCTATCATCCACACAAGAACTCGGGCGTTTCTCCAAAATATACTGAAGTTTCCGATAGTGTTCATAATCAGCCGCACGTGCACTTAACATTTCGATTTCGTGTTTTTGTTTTTCGTAAGCGGCCAATAGGTTGGGTTTAGAATCGATTAAATCAGAAATGATCGTTTTATCAGTGTAATAGCTACTGAAGATTTCTCCATAATGATCCAATAACCCACGAGCACTGGTTTCCAATACGGACAGTCGATTTGATAATTCAGACGCTACAGGAAAAGACAAATTATCATATCGATGATCAGATGGATCATAATATTGTAACTCGTCCAATCTCTGTTGCAGTTCCGCTTTAATCTTTTTCAGATCTTCTACATCTTGTGTTCGTAAACTAAATAACGTTGCCTGTAGTTCTACAATTTCATTATTCAGCTCATCAATTGTCTTTCGATATTGTTCACTCTTAGAACGATATTGCTCTTCTTCCGCTACGGTTTTTGCATACTTGACTTCCATTCTCTGAATGTCTTCACATAGTTCATCGGCAAGTTTTATTAACTCGTCAATATCATTGGTATTAACCCTCTTAAATGATGATATAATGTCTTTCAATTCATCAACAGAAGCTCTCAACACAGCGTGCATTTCATATAACGCAGAATAACTTTGCCGGCAAGATTTTTCCAATTCAGATAATGATTTCCCTCGGGTCATCTCTTTGATCTGACCTTCCAACTTTGCCGACTTCTTTAATGCTTTATCTCGTTCTGTTCTGGTATCATATAATGCATCGGCTAAACGTTTTACACGAGCTTCTAATTCATCTTTATCTGATAGTTGAGAGATCTTTGATGATATATTTCGGATGATAGTTCGAAGTTCTTTGTATTTATCATTGATGATATTATACGCGGTTTCGAAACGTTTTGTGTTTGGTATCAATGATGCAACATTTAGCTTTCTCTCAGTATCTGTCATATCCACAATACCGCGAACCAAGTCGTTATATGATGCAAATGAAACGAAATCTTTGTTGACTCCCATATAGGTGTAGAGTAACTCGTTATAGCTAGTTACATTACCAGAGGGATTCATTTCAATTTCGTCTTCTCCATCTTTCTTTACACCGAAATAAAGCTTCGCGGTATGCCCGTCTTTCTTCGGCGTGTAAATGGCACGAGTAATGATCCTCGTGCCATCTTCACTGAGATATTCTCTGACGATTTCTCCTTCTTTACCTTCTACAATAAACTTTGTTCGTTTATCAGAAGGTGTGTGAACCGGATGAATCATAGACAAGAAGGTTGATTTACCAGTGCCATTTTCTCCAAGCACTGCAATGACATCTTTGTCATAGACTGGAGTTAAATCGATATCTACCGTTTTTCTACCAAGTCCTGACCAGAATCCGCATAGGTTCTTTGCTTTGAATCGTATCAATCTATACAAAGATTAATCACCTTCCTTAGAAACAAACTTCTCGGCATAGTCCATTTCGCTATTAAAAACTTGCATGATCCGTTCTTTCGTAATACCAGTAGCAAGCATCGAACTAATCATACAATCCATTGCTGGTTCTATATAACTTTTCACACCGGCTATCTGTACAAGCTTTGCAATATACATCAAACTATACATGTAATCCAATGGTTTGATATCATATTTATCGCCAAGATCGTGCAGCAGAATGTGAATCATATCAAGCACAGAATAATATGGCGCAATCTTTGAATTTACTCGTTCTTCTAATAGAATCGCTTCTTCTGGGCCAATTGAATTCACAATATTAGTAATCTCTTGTGGATCTTCAGATTTTCCAGATAAACGTAATATTTTAAGCTTCTTTTCAAAATCAGTCATAGGAACGTTACCTCCTTTATATATGATGATGTCGGTTGAACAATCGAAAAAGAAAAGTGCCGGGTAATAAATCCCGGCACCAAATCTTTCTCATTATCGCATGTCTAATGTGTTCGCTATGAGGATGAGCACTAATGCAAATAGAGCTATCAGATATTTATAATTCTCCAAATTCATCTCCCTCTTCTACATAAGACAAGTGCGCTGTGTCAATCTCTTCTTTCATATCTTGCACAGTGACCACATTGTCTAACGGGAATGGAGCACTCAGCGGAAACAGTGTCAACACCTCTCCGTTTGGTAGCATAGGATCTCGAGCTCCTGGTTTATCTCGCAATCCAATTACTACATCCAGTTCAAATGCATCACAATAATAGAGAAGCTTATTCATACTGGTGGTATGGTTGTTCTCGATAGCTCTCTTGCTATTACTCTTTGCGCTGACACCCTTAGAGCCTTGTCCTTTTCCGACTGCGCTTACTTCCAGACGATTTGCATAATCTGCGAACACCATGCCCTTTAACCGAATTGCCGATTTCAGTAAGGTGCTGGTTGCGTCATCCTCTTCGCTCAGTTCCGGCATCCATGCAGATCCTCCGGACGTGTTGAGTTTCACATGGATAATGCTATCGTCTTTGATTGCTTTTGTTAAATCGGCTTTCGTCAGATCTGTGATATTTTTGGGGGAATACAGTTCTGCTTCTTTACCAATTGCTCTTTTCAGTTGAATCTTAACCGGAACATGATTCTTTAACGAATAAATTCCAGGCTTCAATTCACTGTCCTGTTCAAATAATTCCTTGAAGGATTTCACTTCACCGCGATATGGATAAACTGCTTCTTCTAAGTCAGTCTTGATCCAATATGCATTGTTTTTGCGAAATCCATTGTCGTATCCATGTTGAAGATCATATACTCGATACGGGGAGTTGCCGATCTCCAGTATCAGTAGACTTAATTTCTCCATGGAATGTCATCTCCTCTCCTTGCTGTTGGGGTTCCCAGACCAGAATCGAGTTTAGCGCTGTTTTGTCCGCCCTTCATAAATTTCAGGATGTCATTCAGCTTTGCATCAATTCTGTCCAGTTTCTTACTTGCTATAAATTGCTCTTCCAATATTGCCAATAGTATCGTAAACGTTAATGGATCCAATCGATTCAATGTTTCCAATAGATCGGTTGCTTCATATAACGTCATTGATATACTGGCATTATCGGAAGTCATTAACAAAATTCCTTTTGCGTGTCTTATCTTGTCTTGTACTACAGCTGGCATGATATAGACCTTATCTTCGAATAAGGATAAGCCTTTCATAACTGACTTTGCTAATCCATGATCGATGATAAGAGCTCCATTTTCATCCATTGTGTACATCTCAGGTCTTTCTATAATAGAGTCATATACCCTCTGTAGTTGCAGTATGAATGGTTTCAATAAGTGTGTTGGTATTGCAACTTTAGCGGTTGTTTCCAATCCCACAGAATACAACTTTAGATACAATTTGGGAGAAAAGACGAGAGTTGTATAACTCCCGCCTCTTCTTCCTCGAACTTGTTGTGTTTGCTGTAGGATATACTCTGGATTGTCTTTTGGCGGGTTAACAGATAATACAGCTCGTATTCGTAACCCTCTCCATAAATCTGTTGTGATTGTATATCCCATCTAATCTTCCTTCTTTCAAGCGTCACTCGATGCCAGCATTTTTAGCATCCTGTTCTGCTTGCATGACTTCATAAATAAGAAGTCCAGTTACAATTGCAGAGATACTTGTCGTGATTATGCCAATCGCTTCCAGCATAATACACACCACCTTTATCGTTAAGTTTCACCTATATAATTTATAGATGAACGTGGCAGAAGATTAAAATATGATTCTGCCTTTAGAAGTGTCTATAACACCGGTATATCCTGTTACAACAGCATCTCTACCATCAAGTCCGAGACGGTGAATATGATAACCAAACGGGCGAAGCATATTTTTCATTTTCTGATATCCGAATACAAAATGAGCGACTTGCAAATATTGTATCAATTTTTGAATGGCTGGATCTGTAGATATTTCTGCACCATGTTTGGATAAACTTAAATCAGCTTCGATCTCGTTTAGTTGATCAACAATCTCATGCAATAGACTGTCTTCTGAAAATGTCGAGCGTGCCACAACGAGGGGGGTTCTCCTTTCTAATAAACTAACAAGGATAGTATGTCCCTGTTATTGAAATGTCAACGAATCGTCATAATCTTTCCGTTAACCGCGTTATTAGCAAGGTATTTCCGACGACGTTCATATTGCGATGCAGTCTTTCGATACCCCATATTCACCAACTCGATATACACGACCGGTGTTCCATCTTTTAACTTACGCGCACGACCTGGCAATTGGGTAGCATCAATTTCATTGGCATATGTGCAGATGTTAATCACGTGCTGTAGATTCTTAATATCTGCACCGGTGCCCATAGAACTTGACGTTGCACAAATCACTCGTTTCTCCAATGCTTGTTCTTTTTCTTTCTTTGACATGCCGGTAGCATAGTAATGAGAACACTGCTTTGGAAAAATCTTATTGGCAAGTTTCTCCATGAATAACGTTCCATCAACTGTTTGACACAATATCAAAATCTTATTATCTTTCTTAACCAGATCTTTGGACCAGTTTAGCATCGTGTTTACCGATTCAATGAAACTTGTCATTTGATACGGCTCTGCAGTAAGCAATACCTTTTCATAGGATCTGGTGTTTAACCCAACTTTCGGTCGATACATCTGTTTGATCTGTGCATCGGTTGGAAAGAACTTATATTGTTTCACCACAACGTTGATGTGCCGCTCTTCTGGTTGTGCAAAATCTTTACCAAACTTCGGCACGTTCTTGTACATCAATGAGAAGATATAATTCTCTTTTTCATCAGATCGTCTGGGAGATGCGCTCATATAGAAATTCAATTGAAAGTTTGATACTGCTTCTATTGCAGATACCGCTCTCATATCTTTATGAATTTCATCTATAATTTTGATATAGGCTCTGGTTTGCAGTAGCATTTCAATGCATGCTTGAATGCCATAGTTGTCGATATATGAAACAATGGTATCTGCCGAGAATATGAATGCTACAATATCTTCACATTCACCCTGTCGAATCTTTTCGCACATTGCAGAACCTTTGACAATCATAATTTGATCTTCTTCGAGTGTAGTAAAATCAAGGAATGATTGTTTCCATTGTTCATATAACTTTGAGATTGGGCATACAATGACAACTCGTGCATGAAAATACGCTGAAATTGCTACACCACAATAGGTTTTACCAGAACCAGTTGGCGCTGTTATTAATTGCTGTGTGAATTTCTCGTTTGCCTTATACGGAGTTTGCGAAGCCATGAAGGTTAGAGCAACTCTCTGAAAATCATTGATCGGATTTGCTCGCAATTCATAATCAAACTTATCTGCCATATAGGGCCTGTCATCATATCGAATCGTTCGATTTGGAAACAATCTCTGTAATTTATACAGATCAAATCCTCTTCCGATTCGAAACTCTTTTAACTTCTTGATATAAAATCCGGCCGCTTGGTGATATTTCCAACCGACCGGATCCCATACAGATAGAAGCTTTTCAAATGATGTGTTATCGCCTAATTCATAATTTGTTATGGCAATATGCCCATGCCGTATTACAATTTCTTTTCGATCATTTCGCTCGTCCAGTAATCGTAGATACGGATTGACAAATTCCAAAACTTCATAATCATCAAACATCTATCTTCCCTCTAAGAATTACATTTCTCCAAATGCTTTTATAATGATATTTTTGATGTGATCCATTTCTCCTTCGTTATAGAATGTATACGAAGGCTCACTCACACCAGCTTCTCCTACTCTACGGAACCCAATGATAAGATCACAGTCTTCCGGATATTTATCGAAAGCATCCTCGATAGACAAGCTATATTCACCATTGTTAATCTTTGATGTAAGTTCATCTACGAGCGGTGTAGACGCATCAGACGAATCGGCATAAACCGTAACCGCCTGTGGATAACCTTTCACATTAAAAATCACTTCATACATAGTTGCTACTCCTTTCGTTGTTAAAAATAAAAGGTGGACAATTCCTTTGTGAAATGTTGCCCACCTTATTAAGTTTAGTCAGCTTTCTTCTCCGGCTGTCGATGTTCCAGGAATACATCATAGATCGATGTGCCTGTCTTCTGATAGGTGCCGAAGTGTCCAGCAATTTGTTTGTTTGCTTCTTTATACAGCATACTGGTAATTACGCTCGGATTGTGTTTAATTGCAGTATCAATGCTGTAGAATTTATATTCCGTATCTGGTCTTGTCCAATCTACAGCCTTCATATCCTTGTCGAACAACAGACATGCGATCAACAACTCGATATGAATATCCGGAATAACAATACCACCAGCGTTAAACATCGGAATGACATCATCCAGACATTCGTTATAGGTCTTATATCGGCTGATACCTGTGGTACCATTATCTAAGATCTTATTCAGCGCAATCAACGGATCCGCAATTTCAAAGTTCTTATACTGATACTCAAAGATGGTATCATACAAATCCTGATCTACCAATTGTCTAAACGGAATCAATACTGGCTCGTCCGGATTCTTGATAGACTGTTTATAATAGAACTCCTCATTGATATATGGATGAATATACAGACGTAATCCGTGTTCTTCGCTAATTGTAATACGATCTCCTGTTTTACTGTTGTATACGACGATTTCCTGAACGGATTTGTCAAAGTGTCTGTTCTCACCATCCATGTGCTTCGTCACGGTAATCGGATCAATCTCCAAATAATAGCAGTCATATTCATTGGAGCTTCTGACTCTTCCAACTACATTGCTATTCAAACCAATGATACAGTTATCATAGGTAAAGAAGTCCGAGAAGCTCTCTGTAAATTCGATCGCTGTGGTTTTTGTTGTCAGAGAATGTTTTGCTGACAACAGTTGCTGCTGTATCTCATCAGAATCATTCAACGCAGAATTTCGTCCAATGTGGATATCATTGTTGATACTTGCCAGAAGTTTACCATAACAAGCCGAACAAATTACACCCTCATGACGTTTCGGATGTGTACAACTAATTGATGTTTTCATGTGTACTGTTTTACCAATCAGTTTTCTTGCTCGCTTGTCTCTCGGGTTTACGATATAATACTTACCGTCAATATTTATTACTCGACCATCAATATTGCGTAAGTCTTCGAACGTTTTAATTTTCTTATCTCTGAAATATTGGCTGTCACAGTTGTAATTCTGATCGACATATCGAATACCAGACATCAACGTAGATACCGCACGTTCGAAATCACCTGCATCCGATACACGTAGTTTCAACAACTCAGCTTTTCGTCCTCCTCGTGCATCGCTTACATGTGCTCTGATATCCTCTGTGCCCATCAGCATGTTTGTGTTTGCCGAATACGGAATGGTATTGCCCATCAGATCGGGTTTATATCCCATGTGAACAAAGAACTCTCTTGCTTGTCCAGGATTATACAGACCATTCAACGCATAGATCGAGCTGGACAAATCTTTATTCTCAATCATCGTGTCCAACAGTTTCTTTGTTCGGTCAAATGCTAATTTCTCCAACACATCTGGAGTAGCATCTTCTGGAATATCGAATGTGCAAGTGATCGACTTTCTACTTTCTTCATCTCTTTGCATCAGTGCAATAAACTCGTTATTCGAAATACTGTGCGCCAAGATGTCAGCAGTTTCCACCACAGTCTGATTCAGCTGATACTTAATCTCAGCCAAGTATTCACACATTTCATCCGAAGTGCAATATGGACGGCAATCTACAATGATCTTATTGATTTCGTTTGTCCATCCAGAAGAAGTAAAATCGACAGGCATCCACGGTTCCCATTCTCGCATATCCAAACCCAACAAGATCTTCGGCATCACCATGATATAATTAATCATGAAGTTGAATAACGGTAATGCCATCGGTTCCTGGTCTTTATACACACGAAATGTGATCTCTTGTCCAAGTGCCGCAAACATTCCTGAACCTTGACCCAAATGCTTGCGATAGTGTTTCACCATTGCTTTATAGTTTCTGGTGAAGTCGTCCCAATCGTGTTCATAGATGTTTACGATTTGGGTTAAATCTTCTAAGTCGTTTGTCTTACTCCAATAACCAAATAAATTGATCTTGTGTTTGAATTTGTTTCCCATACAAATTCGCGCTCCTTTCTTCATCTGTATAATTTATAGATGAATATTAGAGATGCCACCACACCCCTAAATAATATTTTGTTTATCAATAAGTAAAAAAGAAATGGGCCTAGCTTATCCAGTACCCATCTCTTTTGGAGAGCTAACGAACCGTATTTACCATATCATCAATGGTAATACAGCCCATCAACTCACCAATCTCCACATCGTCTTCGTCATCTCCAATATGCGTAGTTGCATACCAATCGGTCAGGAAGTTTGTTTTAATAATGGACAGCTTGATAGAATAAGTATTGTCCAAATCCAGTGCAGTACGTTCCATGATGAGGAAATCTTGCAGGATCGTCTTTAACACTTCGTCATCACTGTAAGCATTAAAGTTTTGTGCGCTAAATTTTGGAACCATGAATCCATCTGGTAATACTTTCTTGCATACGGTTTCCAAATCATTGGTAATTCTCCTCAAGTAGTTTGCTACATCTGTCATTGTGATTCGTCCTTTCTGATATAAGAAAAATTTGATTAATAAAGCACGAGATGTCCAGAGGAAATTATATTCCTCTGGACTTATGTGTCACGATCTAAAGGCTGGTTTGTTTTGCATGGTAGGGGCAGACGTGAAAACTTTACGCGTGAAACCAATAACACATAATTCATCTCGTGGAGAGAAACAGTTGTTCTTCTCTCATCAGTATAATTTATATCCCGACATATCAGTTAAATCGGAAATAAAATATCCCCGGAAATACATCCGGGGATATTCTTGTATGTGTGCATCTGTGCACCAGGAGGAATCACAGAAACTGTTTGAGTTAGCGCTCCGGCAGACCTGCGTACGGGTTATCCCAGCGATCCTTGCCATATTCCTTCTCGGACATATCGTCAAGGCGCTTGTAGTAGTGCAGGCGCTTCTCCAGCTGAGCCTTGGCCTCTTCACGTACCGCATCTGCATCAGAGTGCGGCAGATAGATGCCACGGAACTGCAGGGTCTGAGCCTGTACCGTATCAATCGTACCAAGCTCCCAATCCAGGTGACCACGCTCAATATTCGTCAGGATGCAATTCGTCCAAATAGAGATATCCTGAATGCTATGAAGCGTCTGGTCAGTCTGTACGATCAGGAACGTAAAGGTGATATTTGCCAGAGACGGCTGCATCGGCACTAAGCCCTGCTTCGTGGTCCGTACTGCAGCACCATGAAGATGCTGATATTTCGCATTCGGATCAGCAATACCAGAGATATAATACTCGGCAGCATGACGAAGCGGCTCACCATAAGTCTCAATGCAGCGAATAGAGAACTGGGTGGAATCATAAGCAGAATAAGTCGGAACGGCGAAGTTCTTCTCCGCAAAGCCAACGTTAACGTCAGCCGTCTGCAGAGTCAGGTCCGGCGTACCACTATAAGAAGTGGAACCCATTTCAAGCAGAGCCTTCAGGTTCGCATAATGGTAGCGAGCCTTCCGTGTAGCATCCTCGGTTCCACCGATGATATTACCCTGTGCCAGGGCCTTCATGAACTCTGGCATGCTCACACAGAAGATGTGCGTATAACCAGTGTAGGAAGGATCCAACTCACGAAGCTTTTCCTTGTTAAAAGTCATCGTGCCGCGAACGATCTGAGAAGCTACGTCAATATCACCAATGTTATATTTGGAATAACCGTCCCAGTCTTCCTCGGTGCCAGTCGGAAACATACGGATATATTCAGAATTCAGTACACCAGAATCTACATAAGGGTTTCTTTCAATACCAGCCATTCGTTAAGTCCCTCCTTTCTTAGTTATCTACCAGGGTCAGATAGGTGTTAGCATACTTCGCAATGTCACGCAGGTCGATCGTGATCTTAATGATCTTCGTCTGCGATGCACGACCAGTGGTACCCTTACGGCTTACCTCACAGGTCATGGATGCGGTATACTTTGCATAACGAGAGTTGATCTGTTCATCAACCAGCTGAGAGAACTCTGCAACCTCTTCCGCCTCATTGAAGGTGAAGGAGTTAACATGGATCAGCTGAATCAGATCATAGATCATATCCGAAATGATGAACGCGTTGTTACGCTCGGTGCGATCAGAGATCAGCTTGGTGCAAAGCAGCTGGTTGCTCAGGTAGCCGCCAGTGTCTGCATCCTTCATAACAACGTTAATGCGGGCGTTCTCCAGATCAGTCATCAGATCCGGATCTTCCGGTGCATAGTTCATCGTATCTTCGATATAACCACTTACACGATAATTTGCACCAGCCATTGGGCTATACAGATTGCCGTCCGTATTCAGACGATCAACCAGCGTCATCGTATCGAAATAGGTGAACGGATAGGTGATCGTACGGTTGATATATGAGTCATACTTCATCGGGTTCTGATACCGGCAGAACTGAATCATATTCGGCATATTTACATCGGCATGCTGCTGATAATGCTCGTTGATCGCAGACATGAACGTATTCTCTCCACCAACCAAAATGGCAGCACTGGTGGTCATGATGCGATTGTTGACAAAGTCCTTAATCGCGCCAATAACGTCGGTCTCTGTATTATCCGGTGTGCTGGCATAACCAACGTCCGGTACATAGTGGAAACGATAACGAAGCGTGGACATCACATCAGTAACAATCTGATTGCGGAAGAACTTCGCAAACAGCTTATCCTTATCCAGATCACCGTCAGAACCGCCAGCAAACTGAATTGCCTTAGCAGCAGTGAAGTCCTCACTGTCAGAATCAACCACGAACTGATCACTTTCCGAACCAACAGCAAAGATATCTACGTACTTGTAGTCACCGCCGGTCACATAAGTGTTCAGCAGGGCCTTGACATCATCCATGTACGGCGAAGAAACATATGCCATGGAAGAGAACGTATCGTTGAAAATTGTCTCAGCAAAATCACTACCGATACCGGATGCAACTGCATCCGGATCGAACGAAATCTCAGCATCCGTTGTGATCGTGGTGTCTCCGTCAAACACTTCAAATGCGTAGTACATCATCGAGTCATACTGAGAGACCTGAGAAACAATGCGCATATAGCAGTTGTTGCCATAAGTGCTGTTGCCACGATATACCAGACCAAACAGCGGA